CTTTTTTTTTTTTTTTTTTTGTTTTACCCCCTGTGTGTAAAGGGGGGGATAATTTTTATCATGGTAAAATAAGTTTTCTTAAGGATTCATAAGATAATAACTCTAAGTCACGTTTATTACGTAGGATATATCTCCATACATTAGCATTAGCTACATCAGCCAATGGAGGTAACGCACGTTTAGAATCATTCTCTTCAATACGGTCTTCTAAGTATTGAGCATACTTATCTTCTACAGCATTCAAGTCTTTAATAACTTGATTGATTTCTTTACTGTTATTAGAGCTATCTTTAAGCTCTTTAGATAATGTAGCTACCATACCACCAATACGTCTAGCAGATTGAATACCATGAGCTTTTGGATCGAATAGACCAATTATCATATATAATGGAACTGTCCACCATCTTTGAAGCATTTTAATTGCAGGAGATTGATTAAGCATATTACCTTCAATCTTACCTAAAGCAGATGCTAACTCTGGTGCATAACCATAGATAGTAGAGAAGCTATCAGAACGTTCTTCTTCTGGATCATGCAATTGAACACGAACGAATACGTTTTTGAATTTCTCTTCGACTAATCTAAATAGCTTATTACGTCCTTCTGGAGTAAGAAGCATATCTAAAGATGTAATAGCTGTGACTGTACCATCCATCATAGATGCAAATAAGATTAATACATTAAAGAATACAAAGATCCACATCATTCCAGGTACTGTTAAGTATACAAAGATCTTAAGAGTATTTAAGATTCTTTCCCCATCAGTTACATCTGGACCATTAGAAATCTTGAAAGCTTTTTGTACATCTAATACACCATCAACTAAGATTTGTAGTAGTTTAGTATTAAGATTAATGATATTGGTTCTTAAGCTAAAGTGATGACCAACTTCATGTAATGTAATAGCAACCAATTCGGCTGGAGATAATACACCACTTAATATTCCACGAGTATAGTAGATATATACTTTATATTCATTATTTGGTTGTAGTTTATATTCACCATTCTTAATAGAAATCTTTCTAGACTCATCATAGTCGCAGAATGTATAAGCATTCAATTCATTTACAGTATTATCAATAAGAATAGTTACTTTATGGAAACCAAATTTCTTTTCTAAGATCTTCTCGATCTTAGAGCAATTATAGTTTCCTTTTTTATTAATAAGATTTTTAAACTCATCTTCAAGAGCTTTAGTATCTCTATCTTTACCAAAGTACTTTTCTTCTATAGGTACTTGGATTTCTTTTTTCTTTACATTTTCAGCAAAAAACATTAATTTCTATGCTCCCTTGGTTTAATTAAGATTATACTTAATTTATTGTTAAAGGATATAGAAAAGTAGCGAGACCCTCACACATTAATAAGAACTGAGAGCATATATTATATTCGTGTAATGATATATCCAAGTTTATGTTTAAGGAGGTAAATGGATATGATATTTTTAGGTAATAGGAAAATACTTAAAGAGATTGAAAGGATGAACTTATATTTTAAAGATCGTCTTGATGAGCAGGAAGAAAGAATTAATAAAATAAGTATGGACACAAACTCTAATTATTCTAGGAGCTATATAAATGATAGAAAGATGATAGAGTTTGAGGAAAAAATTTATAGATTAAATGAGGATCTAAAATTTATTGTCAATACTGATATAGTAATCATCATTCTATTAACTATATTTATTGGTATTAATATATATTTACTTATACACTAGGAGGAAGTTATGGAAAGCTTAGAAACTAAGATAAAACGGTATAATCAGCTACAAGATGTAGTTAATAAAAAGCTAGAAGAATTGGATATTGATGGTGGATTGCGAATGGTAGAATTACTAGGCATCTTTAGCATCGAACCAGTCAATAGTGATACTATTAAAATATTTGAAGACCACTGCTGTAAGTTAGATGAAGTATCAGTGTCTTCTATGATATATAAAATTAAAGCATTTAAGTCTTATAAAATTTATGGTACGTTCTTGAATAAAGCTATTAGAGATGAAGACGATATCAATTTTGTTAAACGTATGATCATGATATCTGATGATAATGCTAGATATAATGAATATAGAGATAGAGAATTCGATATTCAAAAATATATCTATAAATATCAAACCGAATTACGTAAAGAGCTAATGCAAGATATGAATGAGTTAGCTTGTGAAAGCAATCCTGACAAAGTATATTACGACTCCAGTCAAGATATTGAGATAGTCACTAGTACACTTAAAGCACTATTAGCGTGCGGTACTCTTGATGATCTATTGGAAGAGGAAGTTGTTAGTTTTGCTAATATAAAACTATCTACATATTATCCTTATGATAAAGATATAGTTAATCGTATTGCAGAATACTTTGATTTGAAAGAATTTGGCTGGGAGGATAAATAATGATCGAAATGAAGATACCAAATCAGACTATGACAATAACTGATTCATTTACAAGTACTATTAAAGATATTGGTACTGATATTGGAAATCTACAGGAGTCTGCAAGAAAGACTGACTCTAATATTATTGATATTCATAATGAGATCAATACATTGAGACGCCAAAATAAAGCTCTATCTGATAAACTAGCTGATAGTAGATCTAGAATAGTTATATTAGAAGAAAACTACAATTCTATAGCAGAAGACTTAGCTCAAAGTACTAAGATAGATTTGTTTATCTATACTGCATTTGCTATATGTATTGCAGTTTTAGCATATGAAGTTTATATTTTAACCCACTAGGAGGTTTATAACAATGGAAGCAACAAAATTTGAAAAGTATATTGAAGTGATTAGAAATAGCAAGGATTATAAACTAACTCTTGCTACAATTAATCGCTATCTATTGGAGATGCAAAGTCTATTGATTCATGCAGACTTCAATAAACGTATGAGTGAATTTAATTTACTCATTCTTATTCCAGAGAATGATGATGCAGTAAATATCTTTGAAGGATACTCTGGACTTAAGTTATTAAATAAAGAAGATATTATTGAACGTTTGACAGCATTCAATGAATACAAATATGAACGCATCTATGGTAAGTTCTTCAATGATGTAATTACCAATAAGGGACTATATAACCAATGTGAAAATATTCTAGGATTATTACCATTCTTAGAAGATAATACATTAGAGGAAAACATCTACAATCTTCAGTTTAGTCTTCGTAGAAAGTTAAATGAAATCTTAACTAATCTAGACTACAATAATGCTGAAGCTGATGAAGAATTACTAAATGTAATTGGACGTCTCATGGGTGATAAGAGTCTTGAGTGTATGAAAGAGATTCTACAAAAGAAAGATCTTGATGTAGAAGATTTAAAATTCTTATCATTCAATGATATTAATAATATTAGAATCTACTTTGATTTAGAAGAGTTTGTAGACTAGGAGGTTACCCATGTTAAGATTTATTAAATTAGAAGATGCAAGAATTGATATTAATCAAATCAAGTCCTACTCATATAGAGATGGATCTCTTTTCATTGAAACAGAGAATGATTACTTCTCTTATGATAAGAAAGATATTCCTGAATTGGATGACGTTGTAGACTTAATGGATGCTAACTTATGCTTAAATCATCCAGTTAATGCAATCATCGAGGAGGAAGAATAATGTATACTCAAGAAGCAATCAATAATAATTCTATCAATACTAGAAACAAGTACTATCGTGCAATGGTAGACTATAAGTATAATAAGCTTATAAATGATTATAGAAATATTACTTATGCTTTGACTAATCCTAACTTGACTAAGAAAGATTTATACTATCTTATAAATATTATAGATGAGCATAAGAATAATATTATGAATGAAGAAAGTGCATCTTGTATTGATAGTGATATGGTTACATTAGATCATAAGAAATTGACTATTAATATCATTAATAAAGATGACACTGATATTGATGATATTGTATATACTCTTAAAGAAGATGTAGTCGAAATCATTCTAGAAGCTATTGTAAATATTAATGCTAATACTTTTACAAATGACTCTATGCTTAAAGATGGACTAGGTGAACTGCCATTCAGTAGACCATCCAATAATGCTTTACTAACTAATAGTATAGAAGTATTAAATCTTATGTCGAAAATATCGGTAGGTAATGTAGTTGCTAACAATATTCCTAAAGATAATTATAAGTTATATTGTATTGATAAATTATTACATGATAGAATAACTAGACATAATGTATTATTTGTATTAGATTCTTTTGATGACACCGACCCGGTTAAATATTATATTAAGAAAATCGGTAGAGCTCTAACTGAATCCAATCGAATCGTTAAATCTGTTAATCTTAGAACTCAAGAAGTTAAGTTTAAGAAAGGTTATAGTATTGAGACTGTAGTAGACTGTGCTATTCGAATTATGTCTAGATTATTTGAGGCTATTAAACTTGATCTTGATGCAGTAAACTATGCATTGACTTTATTTAAAGAAGAGAATAAAGATACATATGGTTTACCAGATGATGCTGTAGAATTCTTAGACTATTTCTATAGAGGAATCAGAGCTGGATATCTACCATATAAAATGATCTATTTAGATGGTGATATTGGGACCAACTATCTACTTAATCTTATTTCTGACAGAGAAATTGAATATCCATCTGTTAACGATTATAAATCACAACTGGATGAATTAACATATGATGATATTGTAGACAATATCATTAATTATCATAATGATAGACTAAGATAAATAATTAAGAAGAAGGGACTCGTTCCCTTCTTCTTTTTTTTGTTAATTTAGCCATTTTGAACAAACTAATAATCAGAAAGGCGGTATATAATGAAAAATACAGAAGCTATCGTAAAGAAGATATACCCTATAGTGGAAACACAGATTAAGAAGAATCTGTCTAATTATAAAAGATATATTGGTAAGTTTATATCTGATAGATCAGAAGATCTTTATGATATAGCACCATATAGAAGAATCTATTTTACTCCTAAAGATGAAGAGGAGTTATTCAATACATTAAAAATTGATAAGAAAGTTATCTCCAATCATATGGAAGATACTTATTATGCTAAGATTGCATCATTCAATCCAGCTGCAGCTAAAGATGAATGTACTATTATCTTATTATGTTTAGTTAGATATTTCTGGAAAGCTAGAGACTCTAAGATGTTAGATATGGCTATAGTTAATATGGCATTCTCTGGTAAATTCTATCCATCTATCCATTATGGTTTCTTTAAGAAAGTTCAACCAGTTGAATATAAATGGGTAATGGATTATGTAGTCAATAATATGCTTACAGGTAAGTTTGATCTTAAATCTAAAGGTAATGTAATCAACGCAGTTAAGTCTATCTCTAATACTTGGTTAGATACTTATACTGATAGATTTAAAGACTTTGAAGATGATGATTGTGTATATCTAATCCAACAGCTTCATGGTCGTATTAAATCATTCATGAAGAATATTGCAAGCTTATACTATGAAGCATATGAAAACAAATCTCAATATATTACTTATGCATCAGATGACTATTCCGATACAGGATATCGTCTTGCAGATACAGATAACTTAATGGCAGAACGTATTGTAGATAAGGCTGTAAGTCAAATTACAACTCTATCTGTAAACTATAAATTCTGTAAGATGTCTGCAGATGCTTTAGTTAAAACAGATGAGATTAAAGATATCATTGAATATATTGTAAAGAATGATACTAAACAGAACTCAGAGATTAGAGAGTTTGTTAGTCTTATAGTATATACATACTTTGCTCAGTCTAGAAATAAAGATGTACGTACAGCTGAGTTTATTAAGTTCTCTATTCAGCCTAAACCAAATACTAAAGATCCTAATATGCTACGTATTAAGGATATTACAGAGAAGTGGTTGATGGAATCTTCTAAACGATACGTTCATAGACGTAATCGATTAGCTACTAAGAATAGTTACCATAGATCAGTATTAATGTATTTCACATTATTGATTCATTACAGTGCATTATAAAATATTCCCCTTAGGATCTTTGTTATCCTAAGGGGATATAATTGTATATTATAAACGTGATAGATGATTATATTATTTAGTTAAGCCGCATGGCAAGAAAGGAATCTATCATGGAAACAACTCAATTACAATTTACTGAAGCAGTATATAATTTGGTAAATCTAACTCCACATCCAATTACATTACTTGATCAAAATGATCAGCCATTATTTACTGTAGAATCTACTGGAGTTGCACGTGTATCGTCTCAGACAACAACTGTAGGTACATATGCAGTTAATGGATTTGAAATCCCTCATACTCATACAGTATATGGTCAAATTGAAGGATTACCTGATCCATTGGCTGGAGTTGTATTTATTGTATCGGGTATGATTATTAGTGCATTAGCCCAACAAGGAATTCATCGTGATGATGTAGTAGTGCCTGGATTACAAGTCAGAGATGAACAAGGTCGAGTAATCGGCTGTCGTTCTCTAGATAACTAATTTCATAGCCCTCTTCGGAGGGCTTCCTTTTTAGGAGGTATAAAATGCATATAAGATTGCGACGGATAGTCGACACTATAACAGTCGATAACTTTAAAGAAAAATCTGAGGAAATAATAAATTTCCTCAGTATGCCATATGATCATATAGGTGGCATATATGAATTTATAGAAGAGACCGGCTATATAATAAGAAGTAAGAGATACAAATACTCAGACGAAAAATTACGAGAGTCTTTCAAATGGACGATAGAATCTAGCTTAGAACAGCTAGAAAAATATGGTCCAATGAAACGTTTTAAAGTGGTAAAGTAAAATTTGCCACTTTTATTTTTTATAAGAGGTATAAAAATGGAAGTATTCAAATACTGGGACCAAGTTGGAACACTTGGTCAAATAGAGACGTATGTAGAGCATCATGATAATAATAACTGGAACGGTGAACCAGTTAAGCTAGATGCAGATGCATTCTATCTTGTTGGATATATTGATGGGAAGGAGAGTATATTCGGTCAATATCTTTCCGATGAGTATACTAAGAAAGAAGTTAATGACACATTAAATGAAGTATTCTCTACACTGAATAGAAAGGATATAATTGTTGTATACATCAACAGTCAAGATCCTAAATTTGGTAGAGCGATACAGATGATGGTTAATAGACTTCATCTCGAAGGCTATGAACAGGTTTATCTCAACTATATAGTTAGAGAACCATGGTTCTGGGATACAGTAGAGGCTTTATAGCCTCTACTTATTTTTTTTGTAAATTTTAGCCATCTTGAACAATCCATTAAATCAAAGGAGGCTAACATGACTAAACAACGCAAACAAGCTGAAGAGCTTATATATAAAGTAATGGATGCTCTAGATCCATCTAAGAGTATGTCTAAATATTATGCTGCTCTATTTAAAGACATGAATGACAAACAGTTCTTAGACTATATATCTAAGAAATACCCATATAGATTCCAAACACGTATCTTTAAGATTGAACCAACTTTCGTAGAAATTGAAAAGGCTGCTAATATCCTAGGAGTTCCTCTAATGGAAAAAGTAGCTACTCCAGACTTGTATGTAAATAAAGATGGTGAACCAGTATGGACTAAAGAAGCATTAGTAGTATATCTTCATTTGAAGAAAATGAAACAGTTCTTAACTAAGAAGAACTCTATCTCTACTAATATTGCTTCTCGTGATAATAAGACTGGTCGTCTTGTAGGTCATGATAAGAATGGTGCTACATCCGACCGTGAAATGGAATCTCTTGTAGTATCTGGTATGGATGATACATTAAAGGAATTCTCTCGTGCTCGTGCTGACTCAGTAGAAGCTAAGCAAGCTATGTATAATACTATCTCTGCACTTGGTACAGTATCTTTAGAAGATATTCCTGAAGATAAGACTGATGCTTTATCTAAGAATATGATGAATGTATATATGCTAGGATCTCATATCAATACTAACTTGATTAATATTGATAATATGACTCCACAAACTTTAAGAGATAAAACAGTATCTAGACGTCAATAATAAATTCCCCCTTAGGATCATAGAAATCCTAAGGGGTATGATTTTGTAAATTGTAATACTTGGTTATTTTAGTTGCATATTATTAAGGTGAATATATGATATAGTATTTAATTTATTAGTATTTAGGGATTTACTATGATCCCAGAAAGAGGTATATCATGTTAACAGACAACTTATTTGAAAATTGCTTTAATTCCATGACAGAATGGTTTGAAGAAAACAACAAAGGTTTGGATTCTGAATGGAGTTGGGATGACGCATTTAGAATGCGTCATGAAGCTTTTGCTTTGCTATGGAATAATAAAATTAGCCATAGCCAATTTTCTAGATTCAATGATGCAATTAGTGTTCCATTATTCTAATTAAGTATTAAATTTAAAATCTATTTATTAAAAAAGGAGAAAAACAATGTTAGATCAAATTAAAGAAAAAGCAAATGAATTGAAAGTAGCTGGCGAGGCTATGGTTGACGGTATGAAGAATGACAAGGACTTTGAAGAAGTCCTTGAATCTTCAGAAACAGTAAAGAAAGGCATGAAGTCAATTAACATTATTGGTGCTATTATTGCCACAGTAATTATAGGTGCGATCGTAGCGTATCTATCTGGTAGTTTAAGATTTGGGTATTCTGATACGGATTACCAAAAGGTGTATCCTGCAGTTGCATTAGCGGCATCTGCTACAAGTAATGACAAAGAGTTTGAATCAATGTCAACATCTAAGTTATTTAGAAATCCATCTACTAGTGATATTAAATTAACTCACTACTGGAGGGAAGGGAATGATATCCTAGTAGAAGCAACAAATACAACTAACCAATACGTTTATGTAAAGATTACTGCTAAAGGTACTGGTTTAGATGGTAAAGTTAATGGCGTAGCATATGGTGTAATTGCACCAAAATCTACTGCTAAGGTTATGGGTGGATTTAAACAATTCTTATTAGATCTAGACCCTAGTGGATTTGAAGTTGAAAAAGTGGCTATCTTCGATATGGATAAAGCCATAGACAACATGAAAAAGAATCTAAAATAATATGATGGAGATGGGAGTTAATCCCATCTCCTAATCTTATTTATTTTTTTTCTTAAAGCTGTATCATGGACTACTCATAGCTAGATGAGTAGTCCATAACACAATCTCTTATTTCCATATTTTAAAGGAGGTAAACATGATTGTACAATCATAGAATACTCACAACAACAGTAAAAGTATTTAAACTTTTACTAATATGTTTAAAAGTTATATATTATAAGAGTGAATGTTAATAGTATAAATTTATACTATAAGTAAACATTAGGGTAATGTATTCTTATTTTAAATAAAGGAGAATAATATGGAAAAGAAAATCGGCGTGTTACATGAAATCGGTGATCTTGGTTTAGGTTTCGATGAAGTACCACAAGAACAAGAGCAAGCTCTAAAAGAGCAAATGCAAGATCAACAAAAAGAAGACAAATAGTCTCGTAATGCGATGGGGCTCAATACTCCATCGCATTTACTTTGTATTTTAAGATTATAAGGACGGTGAGGATAATGGTTAAGAAACTTACCTTATTATGCATCGCCATATTGGTATCTATATTACCAATAAAGGCACTAGAGAGTGATCGTCAGAGTGATGATACATTAGACGTTGTAATGCAATTCATAGTTAAGAATAACGATGACTATAGTGACAAAGTAAACAATCTTATCAGTAATGATAAAGATAAGAAAGATAATGAACGTATGAAGAAGAATGATACTGTAGATCCTAATACTGCTAGAGTATTAAATCAATACGTTCAAGTAGCTAAACAAGAAGCTTTAAGACAAGCTGCTGCTAAAGAAGAGTCTAACAAGAAAGCTAACTCAAGATACTATGTAGATCAAAACTCAGATTTATCTAATAAGTCTGTTTATGTGACTACAGAAGATATGAATAATATCATTAAACACTTTGACCCAAGTGGTACATCTCCATTCCAAGGTCAAGGTAATATATTTATTGAAGCATCAAAAGAATCTGGTCTAGATCCTATCTATATCTTTGCTCATGCATCATGGGAATCTGATTATGGTAGATCTTATCTAGCCAGAGATAGAGGCAACTATTTTGGCATTAATGCTATTGATGCTAATCCTAATGCGGCTCATCATATGGGTAATACTGTTTATGATGGTATTGTCAATGGTGCTTTATGGATTAGTAAAAATTATTACCAGGAGGGACAAACAAGTCTAAACTCAATGATCTACGGTCATAAGAGATATGCACAGGCTGCTGGAGCATGGATTAAAGGCGTTAATGGAATCATGTCTGAATCCTATTCTTATTTAAGACAGTCTCGTGGTATGTAGATTATAACTAAAAGTAATACATTAAGATAATCGTTGGATAGGCTTTAATTAGCCTATCCAATATTATATATTTTTTATAATGAAGGAGAATTTATTATGAAGGCAAAATTAATTGGTATTGGTGCTGCTGGTAATAAAGCAGCTATGGCGGCTATCGAGCAAGGTGTATTCAGAAGAGATGAAGTACTTCTTATTAATACAACTCGCAAAGATATGAAAGATGAATACGATGACATCAATGTAATTATTGGTGGTGGTATGGGTGGCTGCGGTAAAGAACGTGGTCGTGCTAAAAATATCACAATTGAATCCCTTAAATCTGAGAAACTTAAAATTGATTCTTTCCCAGATCCTACAGATGATGCAGTAGTTATTGTATCCTCCTCTGAAGGTGGTACAGGTTGTGGATCTTCTACGATCCTAGCGAAATATATCCGTGAAGTATTGAATATGAACGTTCACTTAGTAGTATTCACTGGCTTCGAGGATGATGCTCGTGGATTGCAAAACACTGTAGAATACTTCCAAGAACTTCAAGACAACTATACAGTTGAAGCTATCAGCAATAAGAAGTTCTTATCTTCTAGCAAGAATAAACAAGAAGCTGAACGTAAAGCTAATGATGAATTCTGCACTCGTATGCGTACATGGCTTGGTTTAGACTTAGTTGATTCTGATCAAAATATCGATGAAACAGATTTGTATAAAATCTCTACAACTCCTGGTTTTATGACAATCGAAACAGCTTACTTTGATGGCATTAAGAAACAATCTGACTTCGATAAAGTATTCGAAGAAATGATTTATGCTACAAAGAGCTTAGATTTCACTCCAACAGCTAGACGTATTGGTGTATTTATGTATGCATCTGAACGTAGTCAAAACGTTGGTTTCGATAATGCTAAAATCCGTGAAGAGTTAGGTGAACCATTTGAATTCTTCACACATATTCAAACAGTACCATCTGGTCAAGAACGTGTATGTATCATGGCTTCTGGTATTAAACTTCCTACAGAAGAAGTTGAAAAGATTTATAATGAATATAAAGCTAGAACTTCTAATGTAGATAAAAAGAAAGATGGTTTCTTTGATCAAATTGGTGGTATGAGAATGGAAGAAGATGATGATATGTTTAACTTATCTAATTCTGCTATCAAAAACCCTACAGTTAAAGTTAAAGAAAACTTCTTTGATTCTGTAAAAGACGACGTTATGGTTATCAAAGTAGATGGTAAGAAAGGTAATAAATCTTCCAAGATTGATGACTTCGAAGAACGTTATTAAGAAAGGAAGCAAATATGGGTCTATTTGATAAATATGTAAAACCCAGCAAAGTTTACGCAGAGGACGTTCCGTTCTCTGCTGTAATCAAAAAACCTGCTGAGACTATTATAGAAGAACTAAATAATTTGGATTGGGATAATCAAGACTTAGCTTATAACTACTTTGAGAAGAACCTATCTGATATTATTTACTATCTAGGTGAAGGTGTTAAACCAATCTCTAGATGTCTATATGTGAAATTTGAACCATGGCAATATATTGCAATGATTATGGTTCAGAATCGCCCACAGTTAGCTGAAGATAGAATCCGTGTTTTAAATAATGAAATCTATGGATTATTTGAAACCATATCTGAAGCAGCATTTGATCCAGATAGATTTGGTAAAACTCTTACAGCTTTACATAAGATCTCTATGGTAATCAATGAACGTATCTACAAGAAGTTAGATTACGTTGACTGTACTAATAAACAGTTGACTACTATACTATCTGTAGCACGTTACTCTAGTAAAGACGAAGCCGTTAATATCAATCGTGTCAATACTTCAATCATGAGATACATGGACCCAGCTAATACTTGTGAAGAAGATTTGATGGATTTATATGGTGAACTCTTCTATGAGAACTTCGAGGAATTCTTTGTAACTTCAATGCTAGAATCCTGTGAAGATCCTAAGATTAATACATCTATCAAGAACTGGATGTTTGACTTAGAAACTAATGCTATGCTATTCATGTTGAATGAACGTCCTATGACTATCATTAAACGTGTATTGACTAAGTATAGTCAAGAATGTCTACGTCTACAAAAAGTTCGTAAAGATGTACGATGCTCTATGTTAGCTTTATCTGCAGATTATGATAAAGTCTTATATATAGCCGAAGAACTAAAAGAGCAAGGTCTCTATATATTCTAAACAACTATCCCAAGGTAGTTAAACTACCTTGGGGTATTTTATTTTTTTAACCCTCCTGGAACTTATTAGTAACTTATAATAATATTTTTTAGGAGGATTTTATTATGGGCTTACTAATTGAACGTGTAGCTGAGGTAACAGGCTACTCTCCAGAGCAAGGTCTATATGACGTTGCATACCCAACAGGTTTTTTAAATTTTGATTCTTTGAATGGCTATAAATTAAACTGTTATAATGACAAAGGTGAGATTACACCTGTAACACATCGAGGTATTCTCGATGGGTCTTATAACTTACTTATCGGTCGCTCAGGTTCAGGTAAATCTACTTTCGCTGTGCAAGCGGCGGCTAATATTATTAACCAATTCCCAGATGCAGAAATGGTTATCCAATCCATGGAGGGTGGTATTACCATTCCACGTTTGGAAACTTTAACTGGTTATATTGGTCAAGACTTATTCAATCATGTTTCTATTAAGAATAGTGGTATCACTGCAGAGTCTATCTACGATGATATCTATACTATCTATGAAACTAAATTAAAGAATAAAGATAAACTTATGTATGATACTGGTATGAGAGATTCTACTGGTAATCCAATTACTAAGTTTATCCCAACTGTTATGATTATTGACTCCATTGCATTATTAGCTCCAGAACGTATTGCAGATAAAGGTGAATTATCTGGTCAAATGGCAGCTACTGCAATGGCTAAAGCAAATACATCTCTCCTTAAAGGTGTAATGCAATTAATCAAAGCAACTAATATCATCTTATTAGTAATCAATCATATTACCGAAAAGATTGAAGCAAGTGCATTCATGCACACTAAAGGTCAATTGATGTATCTCAAACAAGGCGAGTCTTTACCTGGTGGTAGAGCTGTAACTTATTTAGCAAATAACATCATTCGATTCGATGACAGTAAACTTAAAGAAGAGACATTTGGATTCTCTGGTTCCCAAGTAGATATCTCTTTAGGTAAATCTCGTACAAATAAAGCTGGTAAATCTACACCATTGATCTTCTCTCAAGATTATGGTTTCGATCCACTTTATTCTCTAATGGTTATGCTTAAAGATGCTGGTAAGATTGCCACTAAAGGTGCTTACTTAGAATTAGATGGCTATGATACTAAGTTTAGAACTCGTGATTTCAAAGAGTTCTTTACAGAAAAAGAAGACTTCCGTATGCAATTCTTACGTTTGGCTCGTGAAGTAATGGATCAATTAATTGCTCCAGTACCTACAAGTGGTCAAGTTACGAATGCATCTATTACGAAAGACCTCATTGCGTCTTTCAGAGCATTGGAAGATTAAGTTATATATTATAAAGGTGATACAGAAGAGTATTGATTACTCTTCTGTATTTCATTTTATAATACTTTTAGAAAGGAGACACAATGGCGAACACATTGATCCTAGACGACGAGATTAATCGTGCTAGGCAAAGAATTCAGATTCCAGAACAAGTACTAGGGAAAGAGTTGATCCAACCATTCCCAGCTAGTAGTTCTGGTAGTCGAAAGATTATGTATAGTGTCCATTCAGAACAATCTATGGCACTATGCTATCCAGAAGTCCCATTCATTCAAACTGGCTTTGAGAATGAATTCGGACATCGTTCAACATCTTTCCAACAAGCTGATCAGCGTAAAACTGTATTAGCTAGAATCGAAAGATATGCAATGACCCCAGGTCATGAGTATTATCTTATCGTCCATAATGAAGAAACCAATACTTTGGATATCCTTCATAAGTTGGACTATAAGTATATTACAGAATCCTTTGGTTATGAGATTAATAACTCAGTTCTAAATAATCTTGTCGTAGGCAGTGTTATTGAGAAAGGAGACGTTATTACAAAATCTAAAGGGTTTGATGAGTACAACAACAGGATGGATGGCATCAATGTCTTATTAATGTATATTGCAAAAAATAAGACAACAGAGGATGCTATCGAGATTAGTGAGTCCTGTGCAAAACGATTTAAGTCACCACTAGTTAAGAAGATCTCATTTATGATCAATGAAAATGATATATTACTTAACTTATATGGTAACAAGGATATCTATAAAGTTATCCCTGATATTGGTGAAGAAATCAAAGAAGGTATCTTAGCAGCAGTACGTCGAGAAAATAAAGAAGAAGCTCTATTCTCTCAAGTATTCAATAAGCTTCAAGATATCAATATGTCTGATGAGAAGATTACATCTAATGGTCGAGTAGTTGGTATTGAAATCCATACTAATAACCCAGACCTAATGGAGAACTCTATCTACAATACTCAGCTTAATATGTATTATCAAGACAATAAGCGATTCTGTGATGAGTTAATCCATACTGTACGTAAACTTCAAGCAAACTATAAGTGTGAGTTAGGATACGATCTACAAAAACTTATGCATACAAGTAAACAAATCTTGGATGGTGTTAAGTTCAATATAGATAGCAATGTATACTCTAACTTACAGATGGATGTATATATCCTAGAAGAGAATGAACTCCATGTTGGTGATAAACTAACTAACCGATATGGTGGTAAAGGCGTTATTTCTAATATCTTACCTGATGAACTTATGCCTCAAACTGAGGATGGTCAAAGAGTAGATATGAAGTATAACCAAGCAACTGTAGTCAATCGTTTGAATCCATCCCAGTTATTTGAAATGGAAATCAATTCCGCATCAGCTGCTGTAGTTCGTAATCTTAATAAGCAAGACACTAATGGATCTCTTAAGAAGATTATAAAATTTGTAAGCTTCTTTAGTCCAAGTCAAGCTAAAGAGATGGAAGAGTTCGTAAGTAGTAGTAATCCATCAGTTCGTATGGAGTATCTAAACTCTATTATCGAAGATGGTAATATTACTATATCAATTCTACCAATGCAAGAACCAGTTACTATTGAAACTCTACAAAGAGTTCTAGCTGAGTTCCCGGAAACAAGACATGGGTATGTATATACTCCTATGCTTGATTCTTCCAACCAAGGTATTAGATTGGTTAAGTCTTTAAGACCTGTACTTGTAGCTAAACAATACGTATGTCGTTTGAAACAATATGCGGAAGAAAAGTTCTCAGCAACAAGTATGTCTTTTAGTAACAACAAAGGTGAAAATAGCCGTAATAAATCTGCTGGTCTATATAAACCTGTATATACTAATACACCTATCCGACAAGGGGAGATGGAAATTAGTGCATTAACTCACATTGGTGATGATATCAATGTGATTATGCTAATGCTATATAGTACAGCTCCAATCGGACGTAGATCTATCAAAGATCTATTGACTAAGAATCCTAATGATGTGGATATTACTTTATCTGCAGATGCTAAGTCTAGATCTGCTGAGATTGTAAATGCATATCTTAAGGCTATTGGTCTAAAACTCACATTCGAAAAGGTTCCGAAGAAGTATCAAGAAGCATTATTGTATGATATTCCAGATGAAGATTTCTATACACCTGCAATGCTCGAAGACTATTCTTATCTTAAAGCACTAAGAGAGAATGATAAGTCTAAGATGACTATTACAGTTAAGGAATTCAATGGTAAATATTATCCAGTATATGATAATTTCGTTGAACCGGGTATCCCAGCTATCATGGAAGGAGCTATGAGTAGTGAACCTCCAGAAGGTTATAGTGAAACAGATTCCTTATGGGTAACTAGGGGTATTAAGTACTTTAATAAATAAGGAGGCAATCATGATTTTAAGAGATCTTTATACGACTCTCTTACGTGGTAGTCTTGATAACGTCTTTGAAGACGAGAATTTAAGATTGATTAATGAACGGACTTCAGTTTTGTTGAATAAACCAAACTGGACCATTCAGGATATAGATGATGCCGATACAATCTTACGTATCAGCAACGTCTTATATAACAATACAGATCTAGCTGTATTGCCATTAGAAGATGGTGTTTATGATTTACTCTTAGAAGCTTATAAGAAATACAATCCTAACTTCCAAGTTGGATCTGATGTAGTTCACTTTAAGCTCCAAGGTAAAGGTAAGGCTACAAGTAACGAAAGTTATATTGAAGCTATAGTATCTTATCCGAAGGAAACCAATGACACTCTATATAGAGATACATTCATTGAAGTTCCAACGAATAGATGGCAACCTGCAATGGATTCTAATCATGCTACAGTATCAGATAGAGGTAGAGACACAGCTCATAAATATCCTCAATTAGTTGGTACTTTAGATAAGTGTAAATTTGTATTAGAGTCTGATGCAAAGAAAGCTTTTGTAGATAAAGATCCAAAAGTAAAGATATTTGAAAGAGACTTCTTAGCTAAACATGTTATGATGGGATTGATTAATTATCAAACTCCATTTGAGATGGTAGCAGAAATCAAATATGATGGATTATCTGTAGAAGCTGAAGTAAATAATAAAGTAGTCAGTGCTAGAACTCGAGGAGATTTAGATGCTGACTTAGCTACAGATTTAACTGATATTTTATATGGTTATAGATTCCCTAATGAGTTATCTGATAATGAAGTTATCGGTATGAAGTTTGAGGCAATCATTACCAAAGAAGATCTAGTTAGATTCCAGAATGCTACCGGTAAGACTTATAAGAATATGAGAACTGCAATAGCTGGTATCATTGGTTCAGCTAATGCTAGAGATTATATTGACTTCATTACATTAGTACCATTAGCAACTTCTTTAGACTTCAATAGTCGTATAGAAGAATTAGAATTCATGAATAGATACTTTGCTACTAAAGAGCCTAATAGATATAGAATCATTCAAGGTTATTATAGCAACGTATTATTCCAAGTGAATAAGTTTGTCCAAGATGCTGATTGGTTTAGAACTTATATGCCATTTGCTTATGATGGTATTGTGGTATCTTATACCGATAAGAATATTATTCAAGCACTTGGTCGTGAGAATCATGTAAATAAGTATAGTATTGCAATTAAGTTCAATGCTATGGTTAGATCTACAAGATTCCGTGGTTACCAATATACAGTTGGTAAGAATGGTGTTATTACACCGATGATTATGTTTGACCCAGTTGAATTCAATGGAACAGTCCATAACTTAGCAAGTGGTCATTCATATGAAAGATTCAAAGCATTATCATTAAGATACAATGATATTATTGATGTAACTTATGTCAATGATGTAATGCCATATGTATCTAGACATGATTGTGTAGAGAATGATAATAATCCAAGACCTATGGAGGAATTCATCGATAATTGTCCTGCCTGTGGTACTCTACTGGTAGAGTCCTATAGCGGTAAATCTGTATCATGTCCTAATCCCAAATGCATTGGTCGTGGTATTGCTAGGATGGCAGATATGCTTAAAAAGATTAACTTTAGAGATTTCTCTGAAGCTACAGTTAAAGATTTAAGCATAACTTCATTCACTGATCTTCTTAATATTACACCTAGTAGATTAGCTATTCTAGGTGATGTCAATAGTAAGAAGTTCATGGAGCGGGTAAACGAACTAAAGACAAAGCAAGTATATGATTATAATATCATTGGTGCTCTTGGCTTTACAGATATTGCAATTAAGACTTGGAAGATTGTACTTCATGCTTTAAAGATAGAAGAAGTACTAAACTTACCTGATAGTGAATTGCAAACTAAACTCATGAGATTAAAAGGGATCGGTAAAGTTGCAGTAGAGACAATCTTAAATGAACGTGAAGTCTTTGCTGAAGATCTTATTACTATCATGAAAATGAATAATGTAGTCAGAACTTATAATCTAGTAGATAATCGTAAGAAGATTGTAATCACTGGATTTAGAGATGATACATTAGCAGAGAGAATGGCACCTCTCGGGTATTTCGTTACAGATACAAGTGTAACTAGAGATACTAATATTCTAGTGATTCCTCATGTGGGATTCAGTAGTTCTAAAGTAGACAAAGCACTCAAGTACGGTATCCAGATTGAGGCATTGCCTGACTTTAAAGCAAGATTTGGTTTGTAAAAAATTACAAACTAACTTACAGAATATTAATATATTATATACGTGATCATGATATAGTCTATGGTCACGTATTATATTTTATTTTCCATGCAAAGGAGACACAACCATGGTAAAAGACATTAAAGAAACAAACATTATTGAAACTGTATTGGAACGCTTGAAAGCTGAAGACCAAATCATCTTACGTTCCCATCAGTTCGTAAACGTTTTGAAATCTGTACTATTTGGTGCAGTTAAATTCTTGGCAAACACTAAGTTTGAAAACGAAGCAGTGTTGCGTGTCAATGATAAAAATGGCACATTCATTGCTGGTATCGTTTTAGAACGTGCAGTAGATGATGAAGGTAAAAACTCCTTCGAAGCTCGTTTTGAATTAGACGAAGATGGCGTTAAAGATATCGCTACTGTATATGATTTGAGTGATGAAGAAGTTCAACGCTTCTTGAATCGTTTTATGTATGTATTGACTAATAACAAATTCGTTAACAATGCATTTGTATTCGATATCACTCGTGTTATCTTATCTTCCGTAATCAACGCATTGATGAATCTTAACAAAACAGATATCGATGAAGATGGTTATGAAGTTAAATTCGATGAATATCTTACAGTTACTGCAACTGAAGAAGATGGTAAACGTGTTATCGACTTCGAACCAGCTGTTGACTTGAAGAAATTCATCAAAGATGATAAACTAGTTGACGTTGAATAATAACTGATAATGTTGGAGGTTAGGTGAATAACCTAACCTCCCATTGTATCTTTTATTTTTAATCGGAGACACATGAAATGAAAAAAGGCGTAGTAAATGGAACGATGTATACCATCTATGACTTCGATGAAGCAATGAAGAATGTTGAAGACATTAACGTTGCTATTGAAGAAGATGGTAAAGTCTTTCCTATTATAGGCAAATCTAATGCATATCAAACTAATGGTGTTGTACTTGATGGATGTATGGCGACCTTCATCAGTGCAGATAAAGACCAGTCTAAGTATGAATTAGATAATATGAAGATTATTGATTTTAGCAATGCTAAGAGCATGCAAGATCAAATTGAAAAGTCCAGTGAGTTACGTTCTATGGAAGAAACTATCTTGATTAATCCAGATAATATCTTCAATGTTAGAATTAAACCGAATGACTTACCTGAGATGATTGGTCTAAAGGAAGCTGTTAATCGTAAGAATATTGATATCAATAAATATGCTTATCGATTTGGGGATAACTTTAATAATGACCGTCGTCTATTTGAAAAGGATACTATCACGTTAGCAAAGATTAAGACAATCTCTGAAGCATTAGATATGGATTGTTATATAATCTTTGAAGATAGAGAACCAAATGTACCTAATCCAATTGGGTCACAAATTAAAGTTAAGATCACCAATATTGGGGAGGGTGACAATGAACACACAAGCTAAGTTTATCGCAGACTATAACGATAAAAATAGACCTAAGTTCAACGATAAGTTCTTCACTAAGTCTGATGATGATATCATTGAAGACTTGAAGGATGTTATTCTTTCATGTGAAAGAAATAAATTCTATACTATCAAGGTATTAGGATTTGAAGTTATAGATGATTATACTGAAGTACAAAAGTTACTTATCGGTGATGAAACTCCATCTATATCTATCAAAGATTCTGACCTTAAGATATTGAAAGTAACTTATCATGTAGCCTGTGCTAAAGATGAAGATACTTTCGATGTACTTATTGCGATACCAAGAGTTATTGATGGGGCTTACATTCATTTGAATGGTAATGATTACTTCCCATTATTCCAGCTAGTTGATGGTAGTACTTATAATAATACTACAGCAGCTGCTGCTAAGACTCAATCTATTACACTTAAGACAAACTCCAATGCAGTTAAGATGCTTCGTAATTTCGTTGATTTAAATACAACTAAAGAGAAGATCTTACGCATGGCTATGTTTAGTGTATACTTGTTTGACCATAAGGTTACACTATTCGAGTACTACTTAGCTAGATTTGGATGGTATGAAACTTTAAGCAAGTTTAACTTTGAAGATATAATCAAGATCTCCGATCATGATATTGACGATCCAGAATATTATACTTTTGCGATTGCCAATAGCCATATGAAGAGCCCGTTCTATATCTCTGCAGTGAAAACCTTTGTAGATAATGATCGTATCTTACAATCTTTTATTGCATCATTTGCTAAAGCTATAAGCTTATATGCAACTAAGAAGACTACACTTGACCAAATTTATACTACAGAATTCTGGGTATGTAAATTAGGTTACAACTTTGTATCTTCTGAAACTTCAGTATTCACTAAAGGTAATGCAATCATTGAATCTTTGGAAAACTCTTATGATATTCCAACTAAGAAACGTTTGCGTTTACCTGACCATATCAAAGAAGATATCTATTCTGTATTAAAATGGATGGCATGTGAGTTCTCTTCAATTCGTTTAAAGAATAACTTAGATGCTTCCTCTAAACGGATTAGATGGTCTGAATATATTGCAGCTATGTATATCATGCTTATCAATGTTAAGCTTAGACGTTTACCAGAAAAGCATGATCCTAACATGGAAGCTTATCGTATCAAACAGCAATTGAATACACCACCAATGGCTTTGATTGCTGAGTTACAGAAATCTAACTTAAAAGGTTTCCGTAATATGGTTAACGATAGAGACTCATTCTTACAATTAAAGTACACCATTAAAGGTCCATCTGGTCCTGGTGAATCTAATAGTAAGAATGTAGCACGTAATGTACGTGCAATCGATCCATCTCATTTAGGGATTATCGATTTGAATACATCTTCCGCATCAGATCCTGGTGTAGGTGGGATGTTATGTCCACTCAACTATGGTGTATATGAATGGAATTCTTTTACTAATGAAGAAGAACCTAATGTATGGGATGACAACTTCAGTAAGATGCTTAATATATACCGTGAAGAGAAAGGCTATACATCTGCAATCATGTTAGCAGATGATGCTGGATTAGAATTAACAGATATTAGAGATCCTGAAGCAGTAGCATTTGATGCCCATTTACTTGGTCAAACAATTGCTAAGGTAGCTAGAACTCGAGCATTTGAAAAACAACTTCGTCCAGCTTTAATTAACATGGAAGACAGCTGTTCAATATACTTTGAGGAGGTTTAAGATGGCTGATATCTACTACAGATATTTCGTGTTCTCCAGAACTCAAATGGAAGCACTTAAAGAACGCTATAATAAACTTGGTAAAGATATTGAATTCGGTAAAGTAGTAGTTGGCGGTGTCAAGAAAGAATACACTGATATTCTTCTTGACATGAGTCAAGCTAAATACTCCGATTCAATTAAAGTTGCTGAGGGCGATATTCGCCGTATTATTTATACGAAGACTAAATAGGAGGATTCTATGCAAGTAGGACAAGCAAACACTGATATTCATAATTTTGGTCACTATCTAGCTAAGCTTCTTGATACAAATTCTTTATATTGGGATAAACTAGAAAGTATTTCTCCAGACTATGATCTTCTCAATGACCATAATGAAAGTTATTTCATCAAGTATGATGAACTTATTGCATCTGACCCAGGAATCATTGTTACTACTCATACATTTGGTCGTAAGTTAAATATTCGTGGTAAAAATATCATCTTGGTATACAATGAAGATATTGAACCTGAATACTTAACTGATAACCCATTCAGTGTAGCTGTGAATCGTGAATCTGATTCTATGTATACATTATTGATTAACTTTAATGTATTCGTTAAGTTAGTTGCTAAGAAAGACTATAATGGTATTTACTCTTTCTTCGCTACATTCTTTAAATGGTTATGTGGTGGAGAATCTACACAATCCCATCTATATTCAGTTCTTACATACATCGATGTAGTTTATCATAACTTAAACTTAGAGAAAGTTAAAACTTTCATCGACTTCAATCTTGCTAAATCTACTGATATCTTAAGCCAAGTAGTTATGAGTAAATTTAACGTACCAAACGTACATGGTTTTGTTGCTGAAGTATTAGATATCATGGAAATTAATAATAATAACATCTTTGCAAAGTTATATTATTATCCACGATATACTAATAATCTTATCAGAGCAGGTATTGAACCAGAATTTAGTCTTAAAGGATTCCTAGCTACTATTGAAGAAGCATTTGAACATCAACATGATGAAAATATTGAATTACGCAATGCATTCATCGATGCTAACTACTTCAATAATGCTACTATGGAAGTTGATGCTGAAAGTAAATATGAAAAGATTGTATTCACTCAATTACTTGAGTTCGAACCACGTCTAGAACAACAAATCGATTTACTATTCGGTATGCCTAAAGAACTTTTGGAAACTACTATGGATATCATCTACAAAACTATTGATGATTGTATTGAAAAGTATGGCATCAAACAAGTAGATCCAGAAGAAGAAAAAGAACGTAAACTTCAATTAGAGTCTGATATTGAAGACCAAATCAAGAAAGCTATTGAAGGAATGGATAAGAAATAATATATTACCCTCTAGGATACATAATCCTAGAGGGTTTTATTTTTTAAGGCGGTGAGATATATGAAAGAAGCAGTTATTGATAACTGTACTTGCCCTAAGTGTTATTCAAAGAACTTTGATCTATTTACTGCTAATGGTAAACCAGTGAGTTATGCTAATATTATACTAGCATTTAGTAAAGATCCAGAACAAATACTTGATAATTTGAATAGATACCAATTATACAAATTTAAATGCAATGATTGTGGTAAATCATTCTCTATTGATTGGAGATGGGGGTTACCATACCCTACAATGGAGAAGATTGACGTATAACCTTGAACAAAGCAATAATAAATGAAAGGAGAATTTACTTATGATTTCAAAGAATAATCTACTATATGTCATAGGTGCTATTATTTATATTGCTTGTTTCGGTTACATTGTACATGATATGCTTCAAGCTCCTGAAGGGAGAATCTTAATCTTTATTTATGCCACTTCGGTAATCTTGACAGCATTAATTATTGTAATTGGTTATAAGATATCTAAGGCACTCTTACACATACTTGAAAAGTATATAGGAGAGTGATAAGATATGATTGAATTAACTTTAGCTATTCTTATTGCAGCAGGTATGCTGACTGTTATCTCCAACATTAGCTTCATCGTTAATGTCGGATTAATTTTGTTAACAGTGTTATGTGTCATAACAAATGACCATAACAAAAAAAGGTAAATTTATGATGGCTTTTGATCTTTTATTGACATTAGTCATCGGTGGTAGTATTGCCTATAAATATACAACTGGGCAAGAAATTACCTCTGACTATATAATGTCTATAATGTCAGTAGTCTTACTATTTATTATCTATAAATCTATAAAAGTAAAATAGTAATCTACGTCAAACAAGTTAATACTTTATGTATAATTTGTTATGGAGAGGGATGTTATACGTAATGAATGTAACTTTAGCGATAACGGCATTGTTTATCATCATTATTATATCTTTACTGTGGATGGTGGCTAGAGTCTTATATAAAGATCATCTATCTGATTCTCCACTTTATATAATAACTGATAAACGCAGTATGATTATTGACGAAACAGATAATTATCTTAAGTTAATCCATAACGAGAGATCAATATTTCTGGTAGAACTCAATGGTGAATTCTTTGTTAATGTAACTGGTAGATCATATGATCAAGTAAAGATCGGTGATCAAGTTATGTTAGCATCTAGTCCCACTGATAGGGACTTCATTATTAAAAAATTATAGGTATTTGTAATGAAACTATTATCAATCCGACTTGAAAACTACATAGGTATTTACAATGGTCGTGGTGATAATATCTTAGAGGTAGACTTATCACAGTCTACCTCTAATATCGTCATCATTCGTGGCTCCAATGGTTCGGGTAAGTCCACATTATTAAAAGCATTATCTCCACTCCAAGATGATAATACAGCTATCATTCCTGGAATGGAAGGTAAGAAATCATTAAGATATCTTTATAATGGTGAAGTATATGAAATCTTATACGTTCATCCAGTAAAGACTGATGGCTCTAGAGGTCAAGTTAAGATGCAAGTATATAAAGGAATGAACCGTGTTGAGTTGAATCCTACTTGGAATGTGACTTCTGGTAAAGACATCATATTTGATCTATTTAACTTAGATGCTAACTTCCTTACATTATCTCAGTTATCATCTGAAGATAGAGGGTTAGCTGATAAGAAACCTGCAGAACGTAAGAAGTTCGTTAATAGTATTATTAATGGTATTGAAGTATACAACAACATGTATAAGGTCATTACTAAGAAATACTCTACGTTCAAGAATCTCATTAGTACGATATCTTCTAAGATCAATCAAATTGGTAATATAGAAGAATTGAACTCTAGATATAATAATATCACTAGACAAGTTGAAGATGTATCTAGAGAAAGAGATAGAGCAGTTATTGAAGCATCTAAGATTGATGCAGAGATTGGTATCTTGACTAGAGATAATAATCTTGAAGAGTTCTATAAGATTAACGAAGAGATACGGGAGAATATTGATTACATCAGAGCTTCCAAAGCCCAAGTTATTAATCTATCTAAAGGAGAATTGTCTAGTGAAGATCTAAATGAACTAAAAGATATCATTGATAGTAGCTTAACAGCTTTTAATAAAGATATATCCAAATGGAAATCTGAAGAAGCTGTAGCTAACGCTAAGATTGAGAATATATCTAAAGAAAAAGAAGATACGTTTAAGTCTTTACAAACTAAGATTACTAAACGTGGTACTTTATTAGATGGAGGATTCAGTGATTCTGATCTAAGTTTATATAAAGATACTAAAGCTAAGATAGCTGAACTTGAAAATGATATCAACGGTTTAAATTCTTCTATTAAGAATCTTTCCGAAGCAGAGGCATTAGTTAATGCGATGGAAATGATTGTCCCAGTATTGGATAGTCTTTATAATGGTTTAGATGCTACCACTAAGAAAGAAAAATATGATTTCGTTAAGACTACACTAGATAATGATGGTAAGTATATAGATCAAACAATTGAATTGACCCGTACTTATAATGAAGTATCTAGAACTGTAACGGAGTTAGAATCTGAAGTATTAGCTTATGAGATCTTATTTGATAAAGCTAAATCTTTAGCATTAAGACCTAAAGATTGTAAGATAGATGATTGCTCTTTTGTTAAAGAAGCAATTGAAGCATCATCTAAACATCCAGAGAAACGCATCAATGATATCAATAAAGAAATTGATGAGTCTAATAAACTTTTAAAATCTCTAGAGAAAGATATTGAGTCTTATAAAGAACTATATGACTTTAATAAGAGATTTACTAATCTTCATGGTATGGTATTATCTTTCAGAAAGCTATTAGAAAAGAGTCCTGTTGATTATATCATCGACCCATACCAACTATTAGCTTCTTTAGACCATATGGAGAAATTAATGATTGACTTCAATCAGATTCGTGGTATCTTTAATATTATTACTACTAAATCTAACTATGAGGAAATCATTGAATCATTAAAAGAACCAGCGGCGAAGTATGAAGCAAACAAGGCTCTAATCGATGAATTAGATTCTGACATCGCTTCATTGAAAGATAAACTGACTACTATTGATAATCAATTAATGACTGAGAAAGATGCTATCAGTGAAACTACAACTGATATCGCATTAACAGAGTTTAAGATTGAAGTATATACTAAATGTAAGTCTTTAGTAGATGAGTGTATTGGACTTGAAGAGAGAAACAACGAGCTTCAATCTCAGATTAATTCTTTATCAGATATTGCCTTTAAGGTTAAAGATCTTGAGACTAGAATGGATGAAGCTAAGTCTAGAGCTGATAGATTGAATAATGACTTAAATGCTATTCTTAGCGAAAGAGATAAGATAGCATCGAATAAAACGTTATTAGAAGACTATATCAGGGACCTAGACCTGTATAACAAGAATTTCTCGATTCTCGAAACTATACGTTACTATTTAAGCCCAACTACGGGCATTCAGACAGTGTTTATGAGAACGTATATGGGAAATATTATTTTGAAGGCTAATGAATTATTAAGTTTGATATTCAATGGTCAATTCATTATACAACCATTCGTAATCAATGAAGCTGAATTTAGAATCCCTTGTTTAGGTAATGGTTTAGTCAATGATGATATCTCTTCTATGAGTACAAGTCAAATCTGTATGATTAGTATGATCTTATCATTTGCTATTCTATCTAACTCATCTACTGATTATAATATCTTGAAACTAGATGAAATTGATGGTGGTCTTGATACAGAGAACCGTATTCAATTCATTGGCTTATTAAAACAGCTTATCTCCATGGTAGGATGTGAACAATGTTTCCTTATTAGTCATAATATGGAATATGATGCTGACACTACAGTGATTGATATGGCTGCTAGACCTGTATTGGTTAGATAATAGGAGGTCCTATAATGTATGATTTTGCAAGTGCATATATAGTCGCTCAAACTTTAGAAATTGTTGCATCTGCTGCAACTATTGGTTTAGTGATAACTATGTTTATTAGTGACTAATAAAAGAAGGACTAGTCTCTAGTAGACTAGTCCATTTCTTTTTTGTAATACTCCTGAATTATAGATGTATATTATTAAGGTGATATAATGATATAGTTATTTAATTAGGAGGTATATATCATGTTAGGTCACATTAAAATTATTTTGGTTGGTTTAGTCACTTTAGCATTCACTTATTTTATTGATCAAAGCAATCAAGATTCCTTAGGAATCATTATACTTTTAGCACCATTATATTCTATTGGTGCAATTATTACACTAATTGGTTTGGCTGGTGTAGCTGACAGCTTCATCAATCCATTACCAAAGAAAAGAAGAGCTAGACGATAAGTCTAGCTCTTTATTTTTTTAATTTTTTTGGTAGTAATATATTATAAAGGTGATTTATAGTTTATATTTCCACGAGGAGGAAACAAAAGATGAAAACTGAATTATTTATTATTATTGCAAGCATAATCACTATTGGATTAAATGTGATTTCTATGGCTCCATCTATTATAAATATTATGGATGGATATAATCTAAAGATGTCATATACAATGATCTTGATTAATATATCGATAATTGTATTTGCCATCGTACAGGCTTATATAGCTGTAAGTTTAAAAAACAACAAATAAAATGACATCCTAATAGGAGGTATATATGTTTAAGAGTAAAGTAAGAACTTATCTAATTCATATAATCTTATTGAATGTCTATTTATTAGCTGCAAGTTATATACGTAAATTTTCTATGTTACTGATGTGGATATTGTTTATACTTGCAGCTATTTCACTAGCATGGTTATTATATAACTCTGTTGATAGGAAGTGAATTTGTTGATTAAGTTTGTTAGTTTTATAGGAATATTATTATGCCCTTGGCTTATACTGATTCCGATATTTTTATTAGAATGGATTACTGGTTCACATATAAGGGATACACCTTATATGATTGGATTATTAATATTTTATGATTTATTTATGGGGTGCCTTTTGATATTTAAATATATCATGGGTAAGATTGGAGGGAATAATGATACCAAGTGACAAGTTAACCAAGTATGATTATTACTATCTTAGTGTCGCAAATCAGATATTGAGTAATGGTGATATGCGAGATAACCGTACAGGCATTCGAGCTATCTCATTACCCCATGTCTGTATGACATTTGATTTAAGTGATGCATTTCCAATTCTAGCTTCTAAGTTTGTAGGATTCAAAACTGCAGTGAAGGAGCTATTATGGATTTGGCAAATGCAATCTAATGATGTCCGTAAACTCCAAGATATGGGTGTACATATCTGGGATGAATGGATGCGTGAAGATGGAACTATTGGTAAAGCTTATGGTTATCAATTAGCTAAATATAAGCAAGTTGATAATCTTATTAAGACTATCAAAGAAGATCCAACCAATCGCCGTATGGTTGTAACTCTTTGGAATATCGAAGACTTACCAGATATGGCATTGCAACCATGTGCATTCCAAACACTTTGGAATATTAATCATGGTAGACTAAATTGTATGCTAACTATTCGTAGCAATGATTGGTTCTTAGGTCAACCATTCAATGTCAGTCAGTATGCAGTCTTAGTACATATGATTGCTCAAGTTACTGGATATAAACCTGGACAGTTGACTGTGTGTATTAATGATGCTCATATCTATGAGAATCATATACCTCAAATGCAACAACAAATGGGATTAGTTGATTTGAATGATCTTACTGATACTATTAAGACTAATAGAGAATGTAAGCCACAGCTAGTCCTAAATCCAGAGGTGAAAGACTTCTATGATTTTAAGATTGAAGACTTTAGTCTAGAAGGATATACTCCAGGTCCAAAGATTAAAGCAGAAGTCGCAGTTTAATAAAGAAAGATTAGGGAAGAACGATGCTAACTCTCATAGCAACTTACGATAATTCAAGACACTTAGTTAATTCATTGGGAGAGAAGATTTTAACGGTGCCTAAATTCGATGTAGAAATGCGTAATATAACGCTAGGTTGTACTGTAATCATGGGAAGAGAGACCTTTGAGAAACAATCTAGTTTGCTAAATCATCGCAATTATATAGTTTTGAGTACAAACAAAGATTATCATGTCAGCAATCCAAAAGTAAAAGTAATGCATTCTCCAGAAGAGATCATTCAATACTTAGAAGATACTGATGTAAAGCATGCATATGTAGTAGGCGGAGCTAAGACATTTAGTTCCTTTACTAAATATGCAACTCGTTTTATATGCTGTCATATCCATAGCAATATGCAAGGACATGAGAAATTCCCACTTCTTAGAAAGAAAGACTTCAATGTAGAAGTGACTGCTTCTAAGCAATACTATGATATTAATGGAACTAAACGGTCATATACGTGGCATAAAGAAACTTTCTTCAGATGTGATGAAAGTAAGATACTTGATATGCGTCGTTCTAAGGTTCCATTGGTTCTAAGTTTAGATAACCAAAATAAAAAATAGTCATATATTATTGATGTGAATTAATGGTTATAACATTGCCTATCCATTGTGAAAACGAATAGGTAGTGGTTTATAATATAGTGTATTTTAATTTTATTTAGGAGGTTCATCATGAACAACACAAAAGGTAAGGCAATTTTAACAACTTTGGTATTGAGTGCAATGGCAGCATCTGGGTTTGCAGCTGGGGTTAACAACACAGTTGATCCAAATGCAACAGGATACGGCGCCGAATCCTATGGCAAAGATAATGTCATCACTACAACAGGCACATCTGCATTTGCTGTTGGTTTTGAAAATGAAGTATCTGGTGCTAACTCTCTTGTATACGGTCACAACAATAAAGCGACCGGTGCAAACAGCTTAGCTGGTGGCGAAAATTCCGAGGCAAAAGGCTATGCTAGCCTAGCTATTGGTTCATCTTCTCAGGCACTAAAAGATTATACATTTGCAATTGGCTCTCAAGCCCGTGCAGCTGCAGATAATACTGTTGCCATTGGCAACGGTGCTTATGCTAATAAAGATAATGCATTGGCTATTGGTGCTGTTACTTCAGTAGACGGTAAAGATTCTATTGCACTTGGCTCACATGTTCAGTCTAAGTCTGATAACAACGTAGCTATCGGTACTGCAGTTGCTACTAATAGTAGTGATAGTGTTGGTATCGGTACTGCAGTTACTACTAATAGTAATAATAGTGTGGGTATTGGTAACCACGTTACTAATAACCTTGGTAATAGCATCGGTATCGGCAATGGGGTTGCTACCGACTTCAATACTATCGGTATCGGTAATGGAGTTGAAACTAAAGTTCAAGACACTATTGCTATCGGCAATGGTGTAATTTCTGATGGCGAATCTTCAGTAGCTATCGGTAATGCTATCCATGCAGAAGGCGTCAAAACTGTAAACATTGGTACAAATGTAAATGCAAAAGGCGTATCTTCTATTGTTATTGGTCGTGATACAACTGTAAATGGTGATGATACTACAGTAGTAGGCGCCAATAATGGTTTTGTTAATGCTGATCAATCCGTTGTAGTTGGTTATAACAACTTAGTTCAAGATGCATCTAAAGAACAGTTAATCTTTGGTGCAAATTCCACAACTAAAGAGCAAGGCTCTACTGTAGTTGGTTCTCATTCTAAAGCTACAGCTGTTGATAGCTTGGCATTAGGTAATAATACTATTGCTGACGTTCAAAATGGCGTCGCAATTGGTACTAACTCTGTAACTGAAAGTCCTGTTGGTACAACTAATATCAAAGATAACACAACAGATATTCGCTTCAGCAATTCTACATATGCTGGTAGCAATCCTGACTCTGTTGTAAGCTTTGGTACACATGGTCGTGCTGGTGCTGGTGGAGTTACTCAATACACTCGTCAATTGCAAAACTTAGCAGCTGGTCGAGTATCTGCTACATCCACTGATGGCATTAATGGCTCCCAACTATACGACGTTGCATTAGAAGCGCAAAAGCACAATACTCTTGTAGATGGAACTAATACAACAGTTACATCTCAAGACAATAACTTTGGTCGCAAAGAATACAAAGTTAACGTTAACCGTGATTTAACTAATATGAACTCTGTTCAATTCAACACAGTTAACGATCCACAACGTAACTATGTATCCAAAGACGGTATGCATGTATTCAATGGTGATGTAAACACTAACTATGCTCCTAATGGTATCAAGATTGAAAACACCGATAACTTGGATACTGCAGAATATAATATGGATGGCATCAATATCAATTCTAACGGTAAAAACGTTAAATTTGGTACTGATGGTATCAGCGCTGGAGATCAAATCATTAACAATGTAAAAGCTGGTGTAGCAGATACTGATGCTGTTAACGTAGCTCAATTAAATGGTCTTCGTAAAGATGTTGAAGATTTAGCCGATGCTCAAAACCAAGTTAACACTGCAGTTGAAAGCACTTTAGCTAACCATAAAACAGCAATCAACAATGCTATGACTGAAGCTAAGAAACACACTACAGTTGTAGCTGGTGATAATGTAGCTGTATCTGAAGGTACAAATGCAGCTGGCGGTAAAGAATATACTGTATCTGTTAAGAAAGATCTTACAGATATGAATTCTGTAGCATTCGGTAAAGATACTGATCCTAAACATGCAGTTGTAACTAAAGATGGTTTGATTGCATTCGATGGTGATGTTGATACTAAACACGATGCTAATGGTGTTACAATTGAAAACCGCAATACATTGGATACAGCTAACTATGGTATCGACGGCATGACTGCAAGTGGTGCTAATGGTACAGTTTCCTTCACAACTACAAATGTAGATGTAGCTGGTAACCAAATCCATAACGTAGCTACTGGTACAGCTGGTACTGATGCAGTTAATGTTGATCAATTGAACTCTGTAGTAGCAGCTAACAAATCTACTGAATCTGTAATCACAGATAACCAAGTAGACAATATCGCTGCAGTTCGAGTTACAAACGGCAAGTCTACTGGTGATGCAAATGCACAATATGGTGTATACGTATCCCGCACTAAAGTAGATGAAATTGCGAAAGCATCCAATCGTTTTGCTGGTGATAGCGTAATCAACGTAGAACGTTGGAGTGCTCCAGCAAATGTAGCAGATTTGACTACTTTCAAATATAATGGTGTAAATGCATCTAAAGTAACTCCATTAACTTACAAAGCTAATGGTCAAGATGCTGGTTCTGTTATGTTATCCGATGGTCTTAACTTTACTAATGGTAAAAACACTACAGCTTCTGTAGCTCCAAATGGTGTAGTTAAATTCGATCTCAACAGCAACTTGAAAGATCTTGATTCTGCTAAATTCAATGGTGGTGTAGTTATCAACAATGATGGTATCAATGCTGGTAATAAAACAATCACTAATGTAGCAGCTGGTCAAAACGGTATTGATGCAGTTAACGTTAACCAATTAACTAGTGCTATTGATCAAGTTAATAGCAATGCTAGCAAATTGGGTAATGTAGTTCGTGCTAATCAACAAGAAGCTCGTAAAGGTATTGCTGGTACTGCAGCATTAGCTGGCTTACATCCATTAGACTTCGATCCAGATCACAAATTGGATATCATGGCTGGCTATGGTCACTTCCACAATGCTAATGCTGGTGCAGTAGGTATTGCTTACCGTCCTAACGAAGACTTGATGTTCACAGCTGGTACTACATTCGGTAGTGACAATGTAATCAATGCTGGTGTTACTTATAAAGTAGGTGCTCGTTCTGAAGTATCCCGCTCCAAAGTAGCAATGGCTAAAGACTTGGCTGAAGCTAAGAAAGAAATTGCTCAACTTCAATCTGACAATGCTAAATTCAAAGCTATCTTGAATGCAGTACTTGGTCTTGATTTACCTCAAGAAGCTAATACTGTATTCCCTGATATCGAAGAAAATCATTGGGCTTATGTAGCAGTTGACGATATGGCTAAACGTGGTCTTTTAGTTGGTTACCCAGATGGTACATTCAAAGGCGACCGTGCAGTTACACGTTATGAATTCGCTGAAGTAATTCATCGTGCAATTGAAAAAGCTAAAGAATTAGGTCAAACAGTTGATAGCCGGTTGGTTGAAGAATTCAAACCTGAATTGATGCGTTATGCTGTTGAAGGTAAAAAACTTGAACGTGTTCATGTAAATAAATCCAACAAAGAAATTAAACGTGATCAATACGGTACAATTATCACTAAATAATAAATAAATGAATAATGGGTAAAGGTCCTAGTGACCTTTACCCTCATTTATTTTTTTGTAAATATTATTTAGAATATGATTTATAATCGTATATTATTACTATGAATCAGATTTATATTATTTTAAAAGAAAGGAACTGATTAAATGAATAAAGAAGAACTAAGAAAGTTGTACTCTATCCTATATACAGAGGAGTATATGATGAATGTCGATATCAAATTAATGGTTGGTGAATTAACCAATAATGATAGCGAATCATTCAATACTACATTAGTAGATGGTACTATTGTTAGAGTACTTCCAAGTGGAATGCTATTCTTAAACAAAGAAACAGATAATGCGGTCCAAATTACTTTAGGATCTACATTACCATCTATAGTTAAGAATTCTACAAAAGAAGATTTAGAGACATTATCTAATCATTTCTTCTTATTAGCTGATAAGCTAGAGAATGTTGATGATGTGTCCAGTATTTCAGCTAGACTTGTTTCTAGTCGTTTAAATTATATTATTAAGACTTTGTACTAGGAGGTATATCATGAATAACTTATATTATGGTGCATGGGAAGAATTTAGACTTATCACTAATGATTTTCTTGATAGTGTAAAAGAAGATATTGAGTATACACTAGATGGTAGATCTGCAGGTGATGTAAAAGTTGAAGTTGTTAAAGACACTAAATTAATTAAGTTTACTATCAATGCAATTAAATTTGAATATGATAGAAGACTTGTAATCGAAGATAACTTCATGACAGTACTTAGAAACAATCCTTACCCTTTATATATGATGGTTAATCTATTCCATCAAATGTATAGAGATAATACATTTAATGCTATTGATGAAGATAAACGATCTTATATTGCTAGAATGGCTGAAGGATTCTTATATCTTCGTGGTTGGTTTGATGATCCAGAAATTGAGCAGATTGAAAATGCCGACTGGGAAAGAGAAACTAGAATTCGTAATAGAGAGAATAATGAATTCTGGAAAGAGTATTACGAAGCTAACCCTAACGATATTTAATGGAGGTATAAAAATGAGAGAACTTATTATTTGTGCATGTTTATTAGGTTGCTTTGGAGTAGCTAATGCAGCTGCTCCAGTAGATCAACCCAAAGAGGTTAAAGTCATTCATAATGATGATAGTGTAGCTCTACATAAGAAAGTATATAAATTAGAGCAACGTATTGAACGACTAGAAAAGTTATTAGCAGAAAAGGAAGGTAAATAACATGGCTCTTATTGGTATGGGAAATAATAAACTAATCTGTTTCTTAATTCATTTAGAAAAGACAGATCCAGAAAGATATAATGCTATTAAACGTAAAGCATATGGATATATTAAAGAGCATGCAGCTGATCTTACATATATGAATGCAACTATATCTGTAAGTGAAGCATTGAGTATTATGGAATTTATATATGGAATAATAAAGTTTATTATTGATAAACTTAGCAGTAAAGAAAAATCTCGTGATGAAGAGATTGCAGAATTCTTGTCTAAATACACTCGTATGGAGTTATTTGAATCTGTACGTAGAATTGATGGTATGACTGCTAATGAGAAGATCGAGCACTTAGCAAAGTATGACGACTAGGAGGAAATATGAACTTCAAAAATGCAGGAAAATTAGAAATAGATTTCGTTAATGATTATAAATTAATGAAGTCTATTGAACGTTCAGTTAATGATAATCTAAAAGTTATTACTGATACATTCTATAAGTATACTAAAGTAGATGCACCAGCAACAATTATTGCTGATGATAATAATAAAGTATTCTTCTTTGTAGAGCATGAAAATTCCTTAGAGCTCAACTTTGAGTTCTTTATTGGAGGCAATCTATATAGTTACTCTTATACTAATCGTGGTATTAGATTATTAGATGAGTATAATAAACAAGCTGTAATTGCGTTAGCTAATCTTATCGAAAGAACTGTTAAAGTTTGGTTGAATAAATTCTCTTCTAAAGAAGACTTCATTGAGGTATCCGATAGAGTATTATCCTCAGCTGAAAATATCAAAGTTATGATTGGGTTGATGGCTAGAACTATTGATATTTACAACCACTAATACATCTAGGTAATGTGTTGGCAGGAGTAGGGATTTAATCCCTACTCCTTCCTGTTTTTCTTTTTTGTCATAATGGACATTTATAGCTGTATATTATTAAGGTGATATGATGATATAGTTTATAGTTAAGCCGCATGGCAAAGAAAGGATTCATATCATGACTAAAACTAAATTCTATGAAGTATCTAAAGTAATGGAAATGGTAGAACTTATTTTGAATAAGTTCCACACTGATATGGATGAAAACCATATTATTGATAGCGTTTTCTGCTGTTATGAAGAATATTTCACCATCTACCATCCATTAGAAGGGCACATCAAGTCAAATGATACCTTTGAGGTAATTGAGAATGGTGAGTATATCTTGAAGATGTTAGCCATCACCAATAAGTACAACGATATGGGATGGGGACCATATTTGACAGCATTAGAGTTGGGGATCGAAAAGATCTCTAAGTTAATGTAAGAGAATAAAGAGTAGAGGTTGACCCTCTACTCTTTTATTTTTTTTTCTTTTTTATTAATAATTAGATTCTACTAGTTTAATGAACCCATTCTCATTAACAGCCAATGGGAAGTTCATATTCAAATTAGAGTTACGTGCAATACCAGTTTGGAAGTTGATATTCATATCTTCTAATAAGAATGGATCTGGTAAACTCATATTATCAATTTGCTCACCAGTTTTAATATTCATACAACGGAACTCTCTAGATTCTGTTTTTGGATCAAATACCACTACAGTCTTAATATCTGGATTGTGTTCCATAATCATACGATTTTGTTCAGGAGTAAATAATTCATCATTAGTTATCATAGGTTGATAAATATCCATACCACCTTGTTGTTGAACCATCAATGGAATATCACCACTTTCTAATCTAGGTGGGATAAATCCAGTTTCAAGTTGTTGACGTGGAGTATTGATGATATTTTCATATAAGCCCATGATAGCAGCTTCATCACTACCACTATTATCAAGTTTAAGTTCTTTAGTACGCTTAAGTTCCATATCATGACATTTAGAGATAACAGAGTTAAGCTCTTTAATGGCAGATAACTTAGTACTAGATAGAGAAGAGATAGTAGCAGAAATATCGGTTAGGAATTGATATTTGCCACGCATTTTAGATAATCGGATATCATTGAATTCTTGTTTCAATTCACCTTGAAGACCATCGATTTGACCAATCATGATTTTGATCAAATCATTAGTTTCTTCATAAGAATCAATGTATGCTTTATTGGTAACGATCTCTTCTGCATCACCACCAACTGCAATGTCATCATTATCTTTATTTTTTCTTGGTCGACCACGTTTTCGTGGTTTGATCAAAGTACTTTCATCAATAGGAGAATTCTCCACCACAATTTTTTTACCTTGACCAGTTGCAAATTTATTAAATATGGATGAACCACTAAAACTAGGTTTAGTTACAGGTTCTTCTACGGTAATATTACCTTCCATAATAGCTTCTGTATATTGCATAATTTAATCCCTCCTTTATGGGTTATTTTAAAGTTCTATGTATATATTCTTATAATGCCTAAAAACGTCGAATTATAAAAAATTAAACTCCCAGTTACATTAAAGTAGGTATAAATACGAAGGAGGATTTAAATATGGCTAACATCTTAAACATATTTAACCAGTTCCCAAAAGACTATAATTTAACGATTTTGCAAACATTCTTTGCAAAACCATTTAAACAAGAAAACGGTAAGTGGACTAAACCATCTTTGAGTTTAGTTGCTAAAGATAATAATACTGGTAAGAAACACGTATGTGAAATTGAAGATCCAGAGTATATTTGGTTTGTAGCAAAAGAGCCAGATAAACTTACTCATCATTATGATTTCTTATCAAAGAATGAATTAGAAGCTATTCAATGTCCTAATAGAGAATTAGAGAAGTGTATAGCTCAAACAACTGGTAATATGAAATTCTTTACAAATAATATTGCCAATGGTGAATATAGAGAGAATGCTAAGTTACATACTTTGAATCAAGTATTCTTCTCCGACCAAAATATTGAAGACCATTATAGATTCTGGTTTAATCGTTTATTCAAGAATGATATCCAATCTGTAACTAAAGCATATCTGGATATCGAAGTTGATATCTCTGATATTGCAGGTGATTTCCCAGAGCCAGGTGAAGCTCCAGTTAATGCAGTAACTTATATTAACAATGGAGTTATTAATACATACATTCTTAGAGATCCTAGAAATCCATTAGTTCAAGAATTTGAAAACCAAGTAGCTAGTGGTCAAGTAGAACGTGAGTTAAATGAACTTATTAAGTTTGCTATTGGTGATGAAGAAAGACAACGTAAGTTTAATATCTTTGGATATAAGTTTAATGTAAAATTCTTCGACCAAGAGATACAATTACTAGGTTCTTTATTTAGACAAATCAATACTGAAGAGCCTGACTTCTTATTAGCATGGAACATGGCGTTCGATATTCCATATATAATTCAACGTATTCGTAATCTAGGATATCGTCCAGAAAGCATTATGTGTCATCAAGACTTTAAGATTAATCCTAGAGCTGAATACTTTATTGATACACGTATGGAAAACAACTATGCAGAACGTGGTGACTATGCATATATTTCTTCTTATACAGTATACTTAGATCAAATGATTCAATTTGCATCTAGACGTAAAGGTCAATCTGCATTTGCATCATTTAAGTTGAATGATATTGGCGCTCAAATCTGTGGTGTACAAAAGTTGAACTATCATCATATTACTACAGACTTAGCCAAGTTACCATTCTTAGATTTCAAGACATTTGTATTCTACAACATCGTCGACGTATTAGTCCAAGTATGTATTGAAGAATCTACAGATGACATTGGATATATCTACAACTCTAGTGTATTGAATAATACTCGATTCTCTAAAGTGCATAGACAAACAATCTATCTAAGAAATAAACAAATTGACTTCTATTTCAATCTCGGACTCGTTGTAGGCAATAATATCAATAAGACTAGAGAGAAACCATCTGAGAAGTTTGATGGTGCTTTTGTAGCAGATCCTAATTTAGTTAATGATTCAGTTAAATTAAAGATCAATGGTATCCCAGTCTTCTTATGTGATAACTTAGTTGACTTTGACTTTAGTTCACTATATCCTAGTATCAATCGTGAATTCAATTTAAGTTCTCCATCTGAGATTGGTAAGATTGAATTCGAAGATGATAAAGATGCAAGCTCTGCAATCATTGAAGATATTGTAACTCAAGACCATTTAACTATCGGACATAGATGGTTTGGTTTACCTAACTATAGTGAGTTAGTTGATCAAGTATCTACATTATTTGCATCTGGTAGACTATCTACAGAGAATGAATTCAAAGTATATAATAAAGGTGAATTAGTTAAACCATTAGAAGTTGAATATAATGAATGTGTACCAGCTCTAACTAGATTTGGTAGTAATTGTATGAATGCAATCTATGGTGAACGAAAAATGCCAGGAGGATTATAATGGTTATACATTTCCCATTAAGCCAATCTGATATCGAAAGCTTACTTTCTATAAGTAAGCTTTTGAAATGTGATAAAATTCTATATGATAGAAACTATGTAAATCCAATCATTGGTGTAGGACCAGAGAAATCATATTTCCAGACTACAAGTTTCATGGTTGATCTAAGTCCTCATATAAATAATCTATTAGTTAATATCTCTGACTTAAAGAATCTTGGTAAGATTACTCAACTAGAACCATCTAAAGAGAATCCAGAGATAGCTATTCATAAACCAGTTGTATCTGTGTTTAATTGGGATGCTGAATATGTTAAAGCTTGTATGAATAGCCTAAGAGAATATCAAATAGATGATAATATCATTGCTAGATCTGATGAGTTCCATAATACAGAGTATTATAATGAACTCATGGCTGGTAGTGCATCTACTGGAGCATGTAGAATCAGCGTAGGCGGATATATGATTGATATTCCTAAATCGGCTATGCCGACATTGAAGTCTGATCATGTAGTAGCTACAGTATATAATGCACCAAATAAAGATTTTAACGTTCTTAGATTTAAGATAACTAAACGTAATGGTATCATTGTTAATCAGTCAATGTTATTCTTACCTTACTAAGGGATTTGGCTATAGAGAATCAATCTCTATAGCCAGATTCGTTTATTTAGCATACGGAAAACATTTAAATAATCAAAGGAGGAACGATAATGGCTGAAGATAAAAACGTAAAACGGCAAGAAGGTTTACTAGGTAGTATCCGTAAAGGTCTTGCTAATTTATACGGTCGTACATATTACACTCCACCAGATGGTGATAGTGAATTAACTCATCTTACCGACAGAATCAATGACTCTATGGGTAAGATTATCAATGATATTAACTATTCTACGGGATTATCATCTATTAGTACACTTTATGCTAAGTCTATTGACTATCAAAATGATCCTAAAGTGGTAGATGGATTTGATAACCTATTTAAAGATATGGCTAACGATGGAAGTGTATATAATGTATTCTTCAATAATCGTAGCCTACGTTTATTTGATGCTGAGATTGATATGATCTGTAAATATATGCCTATGCTTGAAGATGCATTAGGTGTACTATGTGATAATGTAATCTCATCTGACCACTTCTCTAAAGACTTTATCTTCATCTCTGATGAAAATGTATCTGTAGAGAATAATAAAGAGCTCTTCTATAATAATATCAAGGTACTTAAAGATAAGTATGACTTACTTATCAAATTCCAAGATATTATCTATAATACTTCTAAGTATGGTGAACGATTCTATTATATCGTACCATATGAAAGAGCTATTAAGAAGTTATTAGATAACCCAGATAATAAGTTTGTGACTTCACATGAGTCTATGAGCTTAACTGAATCTGGTATTCTTAAGCTATCTCCTGCTTTAAAAGAAAGTGGAGATGTATTTGTTAGTAATATTAACAAAAAAGAACAATCTTTAGAAGTCGAGTTCTCTTTCAATATGAGTAACTCTTTATCTAAAGAGATTGTAGCTCATGAAGCTGCAGCTAATAGACTTAAACAAATCAAAGAGTCTGCTTTGAACTTCAATGAAGCTACAACTAGTACAGTATCTCTAGTAGCTAATGATAAATTAGATGCTAGTCCATTCTATGATGATACAACAAGTAATGGTTTAATCGTAGCTGGAGATAATAGATTCAATACTAAAGAAGACTGGGGATTGAATGGTTGTGTATTCAAAGAACTTAACCGTTATAAAATCATTCCAGTTAGAATTGAAGATCTTATCTTAGGTTATGCATATCTTGAAAATGATAGCATATATGGTTTAGATAATGACTTCCCAGTAAGTGATACAACTACACCAGTTAATGCTATGGGTATCAATGTAGCAACAGATCTTGAAGCTACAAAGAACTCTGCTGTTATCTCTGATAGTATTGTTAAGACTGTGGCTAATAAGTTATCTGCAGCTATTGATACTAAATTTATTAAGCTTAACAAAGACTTATCTAAAGAAATCTATACTGTATTAAAGCATGATCTTCAAGCTGGTAAGAAGAATAAATATAATGTAACTTTCTTACCACCTGATGATGTAGTTCATTGCTATTATAAACTAGATCCAGATACATATCGTGGTATCTCTGACTTATATAAGTCTATGATACCAGCTAAGTTATTCATCGGTCTATATATTACCAATACTATTGGTGCAATGACTCGTGCACAAGACCGTCGTGTATACTATGTAAAACAATCTGGTATTGATACAAATATCTCTAAGATTCTATTAACTACTATTGACCAATTGAAACGTCAAAACTTCAATATCCGTCAATTAGAATCTATGAAGAATGTATTGAATATCTTAGGTCGATTCAATGACTTTGTTATTCCTACTGATAATAGTGGTAATGCGCCAGTACAGTTTGAAGTTATGCAAGGTCAACAAATTGATCCACAAACTGACTTGATGGAAAAACTCCAATCTATGGCAGTTAATAGTACCGATGTACCATTTGAGATTGTACAAGCAAGACAATCTATGGACTATGCTATTCAAGCATCTATGTCCAATAGTAGATTCTTAAAGAAAATCTATAATAGACAGACTATAGCTAATAGATTCTTATCATCTATTATGACTAAGCTCTATAGAGGCGAGTTTAATAATCCAACAGCGGTTATTAAAGTTAACTTACCAACACCGATGTTCTTGAATCTAACTAATACTAACCAAATCATTCAAAATGCTAATGATGTAGCACAAGCTGCAATGGAAGCATTCTCTGATGATTTAGATGATAACGCTAAACAAATCTTCTTCAATAACTTGAAAGGTAAAATGCTTGAAAGTTATATTGATATGGAAATGATTATGCGTGTTAAAGAAGCAACTAAGATTGAATATGCTGCTAATCAACAACAAGACCAAGGCGGAGATGCAGGTTATTAATCAGACAAAATATGGTCATAGGCTATTAAAGCCTATGACCATAAGTTGCTGTCGTTTATTGTATTGAGAGGTGAAACACTTTGTACTTGTTAGGAGAGTGACAAAGCAGAAAGAGAGGTTGACTACGCATGAAGAAGTCCGTTCATGTGATATAAGCAGTTTGCAAATTTTTTTGTGAGGAAAACACTTCCACCCATCCCATTGATGGAAGCATATCTGAAATCCGTTCGGAGTTCCCATGTATATTTTAACGTAAATCAAGCGTAGTAGAATAGTGATTTAAGAAGATTGTTCACGAAGCATGTATTTATTAGGTAAGTATCAGGAGTTTTGTTTAACTTCATAAAATCTTCATACGCAGTCAATATATTGTTACTAGAATGAAAAGAATAAATGGACTAGGAGATTAACTCCTAGTCCACTTTGTTTATTCTATTATTAAAATCTATTAACCAGTATAAGATACACCCTTACCAGTATTACCTTCACCGTTAGGACGAAGTACTTTATTGTAAGGAGCCATATTAGTTACACCAGAGTAAGTCATTTCAGACTCATCCCAGATTGTACCTTTACGTACCCAATCAAGTAAGCTTTGAGCTTTTCTGTTGATGATTGTGTTAGTAATAGGGAAACCAGAGAACTCTACAGACAACTCTTTGAAACCAATGTCACCACGTTCAATATTGTAGATATTCAAGTCAGCATTTGTTGGTTGAGCAGCTACGATATAGAATGCTTTTTCAACATTCATCAAAGTATTGTCAGTTACGATATATAAGAAGCTGAATACTTCTTGGTCGAAACCAGGTTCTTTGATTGTACCATCTTCAATAAGACCATGATAATGTTTAACTTGAGTTGTAGGGTCTTTAATACCACGTAAGAACAACTCATGAACTTTAGTCATGATGGAACCAGATTTTTCAAAGTAACGCATAGTGAATGTAGAACCAGATTGACTATTAACTTTGTTAATAACGTTGATGGATTTAACACCATTTGTTAATTCTGCAGTATCGGAAGTCATGTTATCAATACCGTCTAAACCACGGAATTCATACTCCAATACATGTACGTATGTATCAATAAGTTTTTTGTATTGATCATTCTTAGAAGCCAAAGCTTTCAAGAAGTTAGGAATAGTCAATACAATGATCATACCATAACCAGATTCAAATTGATTGAATTGGTGTAAGTTAGCCCAGTCAGTTACACCACGGAATAGTGCATACTGAGTTAAATCACGAATTTCTTTAGTGCCGTCGAAGATAAAATTAACAGCACCTGGAGTTTTATCAGCCATATTATTTATCCCCCTTAAGCATTGGCACTAACAGCAGTAGCGATTGGAATAGCAACGATACGGAAGATTTCAGCTTGAGCGAAGTCTTTGAACGATACTTGGATAACCGCATAAACAATTTTGTTTGCTGCATAAGCAGAGTCAGATTTGAAGTCAATAGAGATAGAAGCAAATTTATTAGCGTTGTTGTTAATAACTGCTTGTACGTCTTGTTTGTAGTCTTCGAAGTCTGTACCTGTGATGAATTTATAACGGGATTTAGGACATGCAATACGAATTTGTTTGATCAATTCTTGGATAGCCAATACGTTATTAGCATAGCTTAATTGAGTATGAATATCTTGAGAAGTGTATTCGGATGCAAGAGAGAAGATACCGTTATAGTATTTACCAAAGTTTACACGAAGGTCATCCATTTCAGCAACTTGGTCGCCTGCAGGAGTAACCTTAGGAACGTAAGATAAAGTACCTTCAATAAGTTCAGGAATTACCCAACCATTGTTTTGACCAGCACATACTAAGGAACGACCATTAGCAAAGTGCATACAGATCAAACGAGCAATGGAATAACCCATAGTTACTGTAATTTGTTTACGAGTATATGGATCAAATACATCGAAGTATTGACAGTAAGTCGCAACGTAACGGCTATTACCACCAGTATTCAAAGTCTTAGCATTCTTGATTGCAAGAAGGTTAGTAAGACCTTTAGTACCCATATCACGGAAATAGAATACGTCTTGACGGAAAGAGCAAAGGTTTTCAATAGCACGTTTTACAATATGAGGATAGTTAGCATCAACAACAACGTCAATTGGGTTGTTATCGATATCATAGATATCATCATTGAAAGTACCATTATATACTTTAGCCATTTCTGTAGCATATACAGATGTAGCATCAGTTACACCTTTATAACCGGAGATTGGAGATGTACCGAAAGTATCACCATTATAACCACCAGTCAATGGATGACCCGCAAAGCTATCAAGTTTAACAGTCGCTACACCATCATTAGTGGATTCTAGTACTTCGAAGTTTTTGAATACTTCACCTTTCCAAGTACGAGCACCAATGATATCAGATTCACGTAAACGAGTTTCAGATAAGCCAGCAATAGCTGCTACTTTAGCGTAGAATAATTGCATTTGATCTTCATAACCGAAGCATTTAACTTGTTTAGAAGTACGTTTAACTACAGAATCAAAGAATAAGTTGTATCCAGCTTCAACTTCAGAAGGGTTCAAGGAGAATACAATAGATTCTAACGTGTTGCTATTTTCATCAATATCTAATACGTAACGTGCAGATTGTGCAGAACGAGATAATGTAGAATCAAGAGAAATAGTAACGTTCTTTTGAGATACACCACGACCATTGTCTAAGATCAAGAACAATGGGAATTTGTTATCTTTTTTGTTTTTGAATTTTTCATAGAATGCTTTAGAGGTAGCTACATAGTCATTACCATGAGTATTTTCTTCAGCATCCAAAGTTTCTACAGAGTAGTTTACTTGACAAACTTTATACATAGCAGCAATGCCATCTACACCAGCTTCGTCTTTAGTATATGTAGGACGTTGTGCAGGATCAGAGATAGATGCAACATCTACTGCTTTCCAGTATAAGTCTTCAGTTACATAAGAACCATCAGTCTTAGTAATAGGAGATCCAGTCAAAGGATCGAATTTAATACGAGATTCTTGACGGGAAATTTCTTTTACATGAGCAACTACACCTAGCATAGCTAAACGAGAAGTAGGGTCAACGACACGTTTCGCATAAACGATACCACCGTTGTTAATTACGTTAGCAGCTTGGAGTAAAGGTTGACCATGACGAGCAAAAGAGATTTCACCATATTGGTCAAAGAAATCGTCGCCTTGCCATTTAGTATATTCTTCAGTCCCTTTGTCCGAAGTAAAACCAGCAAATACAATCGGTTTTGTTGTAGAGTCGGCTATATTCAGAGAGGGAATATAACTTTGGTCTTCAAGAATGATTTTTGTACCAATCATAATCTTTTATTTCCTCCTTAATAGATTTTAAATAATAGTTATAAACGAATCCGATATGGATACTATTTAAACTTTTATTCATATGTTAATTATGGCTATTGCATAAGGATCTTTTCCATAGGTGAATCAACTTTGTTTTTGTTGATTATGGAGTTGACTACTGCATCATCCCAGTTTTCAGATGTCAATGCAGTAAATGCAGAGATATACTTAGGTACCATCTTAATAGATAATGGTTTATACTTATGCATATCAGTTTCCTTAGCTAAGCGGAATGGAATGGATTCATCTTTAACAGATCTACATAGCTCAGATACTAGGATACCAAACATCTGTGCAGAGATGCCAAAAGAAGAACCATTGAATTTAATGGAATCCATTAAGAATGCATGTAACTTATCATAAGCAAGCACATTAGGGATATTACCAGTGATCATAAAGATTCTAAACATATTCTCTACATTGGTAATATCTTCAGGAGATCCAGTGTTTACTATAACTACATCGTCTTTCTTGAACTTCAAGATACGATAATCTACAGGAACTGGAATCTTCTTATCTAATACATAGTCTTTAACCTTCTCTATGGAAGAAGGCATTGTAGATATAAGAACTGGGTGATTGAATAGCTTAACACCGTAGATAGATTTTCCTTTAGAGTCAAATACCTCATAGGAGAATAATCCTAATGTGTTTACGTATTCACCAGCCTCTTCGGCATATTTCATATGCCCATCATTTCTAAAATAATTCTCAGGGATATAGAATACTAGTTCTCCATCACCTTTAAATATAAGGGAAGTTCCTTCTTCTTTAAGGAATGCTCCCACATTCTTCATACCCATAGTAACCTCCTATAGAGTAATAATTGTCTTATACTCTAATGTTTAGGGGTAATAAAGTTACTGGATTTATTTGTTTTCCAAAGCAGTTAGACGGTCATTAATAGCTTTAAGCTTTTCATCCATAGTAACCTTATTGTAGATAGCAGAGTTGTAGTGTGCTGTAGTTAATACAGTATAGGAGTTAGCTCCATTATAGTGCTTAAACTCTTTACCAATTACTGTAGTGATAGATCTCTTATCACCAAGCTCTAGATTGTCGTTCTTATTAATCTTAGCAATTACACGTACAGAATTATCTGTAGCTTTACCATGGTAACCAACTTGGTTACCTAAAGTAATACCATTATTAAGAAAATCATTATTGATATGATTATAATAAGACCTTTTAGCAGAGTACTTATAAATGCGAACGTAATCATGAGAATTAGCACACATGTAGATATCCCCATTAACGTAAGTAAAGTCTTCAATTTCACAATATGGCTCCATTTCAATTTCTCTAATAACTTTGAATTGATTACCGATTAAACGGCATTCAATCAATCGTCTAGTTACTGCAAAGATAATAGTATCACCATTGAAGAATGCACCATTAGAGTCTACGTTAGTTTCATCTACTTGCACGACATATTCAGTCTTAGTAGTCATAGTCTCATCAGTATATACTCTAACTTTACGAGATTTACTATCCGCTCCAGGAACAATGGATACATATCTACCAGAGCCAGCAATATCTTTACCAATATTGAAGCATTTATCTGGATAGTCATTAAACTCACCTAATACAAGTTCGTCTAAATGATTACGGTTAATATTATAAATACGTGTACCATTAGCAGCGCCATTAGTAGCTCTAATGATTTCACCATCCATGAATAGTGTATTAACGTGACCTAGTTTATCTACACCTTCAAAGTCAGTAAACTTGACCACATTCATATTCATATCTAATTCATAGATACGTTGCTTAGAGTTATCAGCATTACAACATGCTAAAATGAATCTTTTACTTGTTGAATCATATGTAAATCCCTGACATTGATTAACTACAGTCTTATCAATATCAATAGTTTTTAAAAAAGTAATGTTTGTTTGATCTGCTAAAGTTGCAGGTCTTTGAGCATTAATATCAGAACCAATATGTCTGAAGGATTTTTTAAGAAGCTCAGTGAAGTCTCTTGTATTTTTCATAATAAATTCTCCTTTCATTATTATATTGTAAAAAGAAACCCAGAAGAGGATTAACCTCTTCTGGGAATATTATTAGATTGCGTTTAATTCAAATCCAGGATTAGAGTATAGTATAATAGTTCTTCTACCAGATTCTTCAGCATATTCTGTAGGATAGATTGTTTCAAGGGCTAAGCTATCATTAGTAGTAGAGCCTACAGGTTCCCATACTTTCTTAGAATAGTTATATTTCTTAGTTTCGTCTAAGTTATATAATGGTAATCTAAATTTACAGAATTCATAAGTACCTAATTTAGGGTGATCTTCTGGGCATAATACATGGACGTATTTGTCATAGTATTTAGTCATTTCATCAGTAGATGCTGGACCTAAATGGAATAAATAGTTATTACTTGTTTTTCTATAAGTTTTAGAATCAGATTCAACAATAGATGTATCTTTATCAATGATATATTTCATTGGAGTTGAAGGAACTTCTGGTTTATCATATACAGGATCGACTGTTTGATAAACAAGTCCGTGATTTAATAAAACTTGTAATTCACCTTTGTAATCTGAATCAGATTTAATATTAACTCGTTTAATTGTAGAGTTATATGCCAAAGGAGCATAGTAGCATTCGACATTAATAATATCATTACCACTAGTATCTTTAAATTTAGTATTATGAGGAGCAAATAACAATCTAGCCATACCAGTTAAGATATTATATGTAATACCATTACGCTCTTTAGTTCTATCATTATATGAATTTTGAATGGTTAAACCATTAAATGTTACTCCGCTTACACTAGGGTCAGCTGCACATAGACTGATTAATGGTAAAACATTTTTAAGACTATTATCTAAAATATCATATAATGTGAATTTAACTTCATTATTACCAATAATTTTACCAGAACCGTCAGCAGATGAGTTTCTATTAAATATTACAACATCTTCATCGACTGAAAGTAATGGAAATTCTTCAAATACAGCTGGTTGATTGTAATCATCAAATCTAAATAGATCTTTAGGGATAGGATTGCTAATACCACTAAAATATGCATATCCAGGTTTAATTGTTAGTTTAGCTAAAGCTTGTTTCTTTTCATCTTTTTGCTTATCGATAAATTCTTTAGCATTTACTGGGTTGAATGGATATAATAAACCCATTAGATTTCTATCGGATAAATATCCATTTCTATCTTTTAACATATTGAAGTATTCACTATTATCAAGATAAGTATCTTTATCAACAAATGTTTTTGTTTTAGGATCATATTTTTTAGTACCATCTGTATTGTATATTTCAAGTATATTTAGAATGGTAGCCAAGTGTTTATCTTGATGAATTCTAGCAATATTTTCTACACTATCTTCAGTTCTAATTTGAACATTTGTTATTTTTTGAAGCATTGATGTAGATAGATCTAAATATGTATTTGAATACAGTCCATTATACTGGGCAGTAATACCGCTATAGGATACATTAAATACCGGAAGATTAATAATATGAGCATCAGAATCATCTCGGAATGTACTATACTCATTAATATCAATAACTTCATAGCCGTTATGACTCATAATTTCACCGAGAGAATGAATAGTATCTAAATCAACAACTAATTCATTACATGTAATCTCTTCATGTTTACCTTTATAGTTTAAAGAGAAATGGAATTTATTCAGTTTATATTTATCGACACGGATATCTACATCATCTTCTTTATAATAGAAGTCAGTATTTACATTAGGGAATACGAATTCATTTGCAACTAATGCATTATTTTCATCTAAATTACTTTTATCTAAATAGATTTTGATTCGATATTGGTTATCAATTTTTCTATCAAGTATTCTTTTAGATATAAAAGTTTTATAGATTGGTTTGAGAATTCTATTATATAGGTCACTAATAGTACCAGTAGTTTTAATATTAAAAGTACTATTTTTTTCATTCCATACATTATATGCAACTTCTACGCTAGGAAAATCAATTTCTACAGTTTTACCTTCAGGAAATTTATATTCATTTGCAGATAATAGAACCGCAGTTGCATTATTCAATGTAGTTGCATCAGTATTATAAATGAATCCGCCTTCAAGTGTATTTTTACCATTATTAAAACCTTCTAGTATATTAGATTCTTTAATGGCAGTAGGGATCTTATTAATCTCTGCGGTTAGAGTGGATGTAGTGTTGGAATCCAACACTACATTATTTTCTTTTAAAGCTTCCTTAGCAGATTTAATATCTTCATGGAGAGCTTCTAGGGTTTGAATAATTTGATTAGAAGTATCAGACATTATTGATTACCTCCACGAAGTTCTTTAAGTTTTTCATTGATTGCAGTCAATGTAGTATTTAACTCTTCTTTAGTCACTAAATTAGAAGTATCTACAGTTGGAGCTGGGATTGCAGCAATAGCTTTTTGCAGTTCAGTCTTAGTAGTAAACTTATTATCCAATTCACCTTTATTATAAAGGTCTTGAAGTTTCTTATTTTGATACTTAGTTACAAAATAGCGGTTATCATCTTGAGTAATATTAGCAGCTGGGATAGCTTTGATTTCTTCTTTAGTAGCTAAGGAAGAAGTATCCACAGTACCACCATTATTACCTTGAATCCACTCAGTACCATTCCAGAATACAGGTGCACCTAGAGTGGTGTCAAAGTACATTTGACCAACAATAACATGCTCAGTTGGACGGTTTTCGGTAGCTCCAGAATGAATAATTGGCACAGTTACGTATGTCATATTTTTCATACGGTTAACTTTACGTGGAATTATTCTAAACCCAGTAGTGAAAATATGTTTGGAAGTCATACCATCAATACTATATGGATGGAGATACCCAGATACTTCTTCACGAATTGCTTTTAAAGTAAGAGTTTTAGCATCCTCATCAACTGCTGTAATTTCAAATGAAACAGATGAACCAGAGTCATAATTTTCTAATACGGTACCAACATTGACTATCTTACCATTCATAGTGCCATTTTTAAATCTTGGTAATTCACCGAATGTAGCTGTATATAATTTATCTTCCTCACTATAAGTAAGAGAAATTATAGTAGACTCAGCTCTATATATAGTTACTTTTTTAGTATGCTCATACGTAGATACATATGCAAAGTGACCATATTTTTCTGGATCTACATCAGTAAAGATATCACCTTTAACGCCAGCAGTATTTTCAGAATAATCTGTACCTTTACCTTGTAAAGGAGTACCTTCAGAAGAGCCAATATAAATAGCACCTAATTTGCCACCTTCTGCTTGGTCAAGACCATTCATATTACGGTCTGTACCAATAAATGGTCTGGAAATAAAGTCAGTATTCATAGTATTATGACTTTCAACCATATAACCAGATTTATCATAAACTAGATTAACGCCTTTTTCTTGGAAGAATTTTAAATTTGCAGATTCTGTAACACTATGAATTGATAATGGAATTGTAGTATTAAAGTATGCAAAGTAATCAATTTTATTAAGTACTTCTGCAAAATTAGTATCAAAGTTATTAAATGATACATTAGATACATTAATAATATCTACTTCACTATCTACTGAAGATAATGAAATGAACGATGGCACATTGCCGTCGTTAGCTGCTCTATCAATATTAAGGGGTTTTAGATCCAGTCTAATATCAGAGATTGTAGCACCAGCAGTACAATCGATAGTTAAAACATCATTTGGGGTACCTAAATCATAGTAACCTTTATAAGATAAGTTGGATAAATTATAGCATGTTAAGTTAACTGCATTACCAACTTCTTTAGCAATCTCTTCATTATCGTATACAATGTCAATATTCTTAATAGAAGCTTTAATAGAAATGGAGACATTGTTTTTACAGTTCTTAGTAAGAATATTCTCAATTTTATTATTATTAGAGTATTGACCACTCATCTCGATAGAATATTCCATATTCTCAATAGAGACATTTCTAATTTCAGAATCAAAGAAACTGCAGCTTGTATAGATTGCATAATAGCCGTTATTATACTGCATATTGGTACATTCAAAGTTATAGAATTTATAGTCATAAGCATTGAAACCTTCATCAGAATCTTGAGTGAAGAATATACCAAAAATAGATTGAGATGGCATTTGACTTCCTTCAGCTGGTAGCTCAAGATTGTTTACTGTAAAACCATCAATTTTTACATTATAACCACGAGTTTGAGTAAAGCTTTCAGGACGTAGTTCTAAACCAGTATAATTACCTTCACGGTTACCATGAAATTCAAGAATAGCTTTATATCTATTTTGAGCATGAATATATAAGTATTTTTGACGATCACCTGGGATAAATGTAGAAACTTTACCACTAATTTTATAAGTACCATCTGGGAAGATTACTTCTGTATAATTTTCATCACGTACTTTTCGGAAAAGTTCATTTAACTTTTCAGTTACGTCAGTAGCACCAGTATTATCAATACCGAAGTCTACTACATTAATTGGGTTGCCAGTATATACTTTAGATTCGATACCTTTAATATCAGAACCTACTTTACGAGCAAAAGGTTTAAGAGTTTTCTCAATAGCCTGTTTAAAGTCAGCCATGTCAGAATTTCTCCTTTCAAAAATTTAAATAAAGGAGAGATGATCTTAATGATCATCTCTCATTTTGTATTACTTTATTGTATATTCAGTTTTATATTAAGCTACAGGTGGAGCAGCTACATATACATGATCGCCAGGTGCGTCAGGGGCAGGATGAATAGTACCGCTTTTACCAGCTTCATATTCAGCAACCAAATCAAGTGTACTGAAATCTAAAGCTTCTTCTTTAACATAACCTGTCAAATCAGGAGCAGCAGCAGTGATTACGCCTTCTCCAGAGATAGAAATGCCAGGACCAGCAGTTAATTTAGGTTGAACTTCTGCTGCTTTTGCATAGTCTGCTAAAGTAGTAGTCAAAGATGCAGTAGTTGCATAATCACCTAATTTAGTAGTTAATGCTGCAGTAGTAGTATAATCAGCTAATTTAGTATCTACAGCTGTAAGTGTAGAATAGTCAGCTAATTTAGTATCTACGGAAGTAGTTGTAGCATAATCAGCCAATTTAGTATTTAAAGCTTCTTCTTTAACTAAACCAGCAACTTTACCATCGACTAATGTAGTAATTTGCTCTGTAGTGGAATATGCGCTAAGATCAGGGGCTTGGTTAGGAGCCGTAGCGGAGATTACACCTTCTTCAGAGATTTGGATATTAAGACCGGCTTGAAGTTTATCTTGCTTGCCTTCTTTTAATTTTTTAATATCGACACCAACCGCTCTCGCAAATGGTGCTAATACTTTTTTCAATTGGGCTTGTATAGAAAGAGCCATTATTGAATTCTCCTTTCAAAATATTATTCTAACGAGTAAACATATTGCTCGCTACTAGTATGTTTCGAGAAACTAGTAGCGAGAATATTTCTTAAAATTAGTTAGCACCTTCGTTGTATGCGTCAAGCATCAAGTTAGGATCTAATTCTTCTTCCTCTTCTTCGCTTGCTTTAGGAGCAGCTGGAGTAGGAGCAGGAGTTGCAGTTTCACTTGTTGCTGGAGCGGCAGGTTGAGCTACAGGAGTTGTAGTTGCAGAAGATGCTTCTGTACTAGGAGTTGCAGCTGGAGTGGATGCTACAGGTTGAGTTTCGCCAGTAGCTGGAGCTACAGGAGCAGTTTCAGTACCAGTAGTTATAGCAGGAGCTGGAGACTCAGTATGAGTTTCTGTATTAGCTACAGAAGCTGCAGGAGATTCTGTGTGAGCTTCTTCACTTGTTGCAGGTTGAACTGCAGGAGTACCTTCAGTACCAGTAGTTACTGCAGGTTGTTCTGTGTGAGTTTCTTCACTTGCTACAGGAGCAGCTGGGGACTCAGTGTGAGTTTCAGAACCAGTGTTTACTACAGGAGCTAGAGACTCAGTATGTGTTTCTTCGCTAGTTGCAGGTTGAACTGCTGGAGTACCTTCAGTACCAGTAACTGGGGATTCAGTATGAGTTTCTTCGCTAGCTACAGGTGCAGTTTCTGTGTGAGTTTCAGAACCAGTAGTTACTGCAGGAGATTCTGTATGAGTTTCCTCAGTAGTGGCTACAGGAGCTGCAGGTTGAGCTGTTTCGGAACCAGTTGTTACTGTAGATTCTTCAGTAGTACCAGTGGAAGGAGCTTCAGTGTGAGTTTCTTCGTTAGATACAGGTGCAGTTTCAGAACCTGTGTTAACAGCTGGAGACTCAGTATGAGTTTCTTCACTAGTTGCTGGAGCTGCAGGAGTGCCTTCAGAACCAGTAGTTACAGCCGGAGTGCCTTCAGTGTGAGTTTCTTCACTTGCTACAGGAGCAGCTGGGGACTCTGTATGAGTTTCAGAACCAGTAGTTACTGCAGGAGATTCTGTATGAGTTTCTTCAGTAGTTACAGGTGCAGTTTCTGTACCGGTAGTAGGAGCAGCTGGTTGAGCTGTTTCAGAACCGGTAGTTACAGCAGGAGCTGGAGCTTCTGTATGAGTTTCACCAGTAGTAGGTTGATTTACTACAGGGGCTGCAGGTTGTTCAGTATTACCAGTTACTGGAGCAGCTGGAGTATTACCTGTTTGATCTGCTGGATTAGGTTTATTTTCACCAGTAGCACCATTATATGCATCAACCATAAAGTTAGGATCTAATTCTTCATCTTCATGATGCTCAGTATTACCTGTAGATGGTTGAGGATTTGCAGGTGTTTCAGTATGAGTTTCACCAGCGGAAGGAGCTGCAGGTTGAGCAGTTTCAGAACCAGTATTCACAGCTGGAGTAACTGTTTCAGTATTACCAGTAGTAGGGTTAGCTGGAGTTACGGTGGAATTTTCACCTTCGGTTGTACCAGTAGAAGGTGTTTCAGTATGAGTACCTTCAGTACCAGTAGTTGGAGCAGCTGGTTGTTCAGTATGAGTTTCTTCAGGTTTATTAGGTTGAGCTTCTTCATGTTTAGGCTCCTCATTTTTACCGTGTTCATATGCGTCAACGATATCTTTACCTAATTTGTCATCATGCTTATCTTCTGCAGTTGCAGTATAAGTAAGACCAGAAATTACCCAGCCAGCACGAGCTGCACCGTCAGCGATAGCTTTAAGGTTACCAGCAACTGTAGAGCCTCTGAAACGAACTTGTTTATCTTCATCTGGACCATTGTCGCTCATAGCAGCCAATACAGATGTAATAGAATCTTCGTCTAATGGACAGTTAGTCAAATCAAGACCAGTATTCAATTTACCAGATAAACGAAGTGTGCTTAATGCAGTAGCATCTTTAAACATATCTTTTGTTGTAGTCAAAGAGCCTACATTCAATTTCAATGCTTTCAAAGATTGACAGCCTTTAAACATAGCTTCGGCATTTTGTAAACCAGGAGTCTTGATTTCAACTTGTTCCAATTTGGAACAACCTTCAAACATACCTTTTGCAGATGCTAAGTTTTCAGATGTAGTCAATTGAACTTGAGTTAAGTTTTGGTTATCTCTAAACATGTAGTTTGCAGATTTAACTTTAGCCAAGTTCAATGGAGCTAATTCATTCAATGCCAAAGCACCATCAAACATGTAGTCTGTGTATTCAGTATCATCAGTATTTAAGTTATTATCTAACTTAGTTAATGTAGCATATTCTTTAGGGTATGCAACTTTAAGGAAGTTGTAAGCATTCTTAGATACTTTAATGAAGTTAGCTGCAGAATCTTGACTCAATTCAGAATCTTCAATTACACCAGCTGGTTTCAAACCACGAATGTTACGAACGTCAATGGAAAGAAGTTGGTTTTTAAAGTCGATAGAAGCATCGAATTTAACAACGATCTTTTCATCACGTTGGATTACGCCATTAGCGGAGTAAGTGGAAAGACCAATGTGTTTATTAGTCCAATACTCAAAGTTACGTACTTTACCAGCGGCACGTTTTAATTCGCCATCTTTTACATAATCGATTTCCCAGATTTCTTTAGCACCTTCAGAGAGAAGAACTTTATAGTTATCATCTGGATTAGAGAATACGAAAGAGATCAATAAAGAACGGCGGATCTCAGCTTTGATGTCCACCATATTAGCTTTAGGACAAGCACGTTTATTATCACCGCTAGCGGTAGAATAAGGGTTACAATTGGTAGGGTCAATTACATTATCAATTGCCATTTAGTTACCTCCATTTATAAAAATATTATATTAAATTACCATAATGTTGAAAAATATTGAGGAAGGTCATTAAGACCTTCCTCTAGATATTTTATTTACTGTTTGGAGACCATTTTTGAGCCATAAGAGCTTCAATGATACGATCAGTAGATGTCTTAACACCAAGGGAGTTAGCAGAGTTAAGAGAATGACCTACACGAGCTTGTTTCATAGCACGGTTAGCAGTATATCTTTCAAGCAAGTTTTTAGGTAAGTTCATAATCTTACGAGCTGCCATTTGACGTTGTTCAGATTCAGTCAATTCTGGATCTTCGTGGAAGTAGTCAGTAGCTACATCAAGAAGTTCAGTATATTTGTAAATCATTTCTGTGTATACAGATTGATATCTACGACCGAATGTACGAGTATCAGAGATGATACGACCATCTAAAGCAATTACTGTGGAACCATCAGCAAAGTTGAATGTGAATTTATGAGGACTAACTTCTTTAGATTCAGTAATAGCAATCTTATTAGTATTTTCAACTTCTTTACCGTTTTCATCTGTAGTTTTCTTATCAACATATTCAAGGATTTTAGCTTTCAATACGTCAGAGAAATCTTCGTATGGTTTTTCAGGTTCTGCGGAACGACCATCAGAAACTAATTTACCAGCTTTATCGAATTTAACTACAGTGTCATCGGAGTAAACGATTTCAATGAAACCTTCTTTATCGATTTTAGCTTCTTTGATTTGAGTTTTAGTCAAACGTACAACAGCAGCTTGGTATTCTTTAACAATTTCAGGATGCTCAGCAATTACATCTTCAGGACGTTGTACTACATAGTAGCCAGAGCCTTTAAGAGAATTGTAGTCTTCAGCATCACCATGAAGGTTACCTTCATCGTCAACTAATACTTCGATTGCAGTAGCACGTTTATCTTCTACTTCAACGTTTTCAGTTGGACCATAAGTGATTTTAATAGCAACTGCAGTTTCTTGAACTTCAGATTCCATTAAACCACCTAATTTACCAGGAACGTAGCAACGTTCATCTAATGTTTTACCTTGAGCTTTAGCTACATCAAATGGGGATACGTATTTGTATTTGTCAGTTTTCAATACTTTTTTAACTGTTTCATCAGTGTGGTCAAAAGCATTGCGAACAAAGTTTAAGACTGTACCATCTGTATATGTGACAGTACCAGTACCCTTTTTATCAGCATCTTCTCGGAATACGCCATCAATCTTATTTGCAGGAGCTGCAGTAGGTTGAGTAGCAGTAGTGCCAAGTACTTCATTATCAGGCATAATACTTTCTCCTTCTAGAAAAAATAGAATTAATAAAATAATGACCCCAATGGTTTTTCACCATTGGGGTAAACCATTATTCATATGTCTATAATTATTTTCTACGTTTTTTAGTTTTAGGAGCTTTAGGTTCTGCAGCTTTTGCTTTTAAACCATTTTCATAAGCTTTAAAACCAGTGGAGATTGTGGAGCATAAACGTTGATAGTTAAATGCTACTTCTTGGAAAATACCAGATACTTCTTGTTTAGTCTTCATAGAATGAAGAGCACCACTTAAGAGAAGCATCATTGTATATAGACGCATCATTTGAATTTTATCACTGAAGTTAGTTGTAACTACAAGAAGTTCCATTAAGATAGAGAAGATATTTACAGATTCTAATTCAAAAGAAGTGAATTCAGAGATAGAATCCATAAATACACCTACATTAATATTCTTAATATTAAGACGAGCTAAAGCGTCATGGATAGCTTCAACGTTACGTTGTTGATGTTTGAACGCTTTACCTACGTTGAGGTAAGATGGTTTATTATTCAATGCTTTATATAAGAAACCATATTCTTTAGCATCATTATTAGCATTCAATACATTGATGCAATGCTCATGAACTTCAGGATTATCTGTAGAATCCATAATACGATTCATTTCAGTAATACGGTTTTCATAAGTTTCTTCAATATAGTCTTCTAATAACTTAGATATTTCTTTAGTTTCTTCAAGGCTATTAACTTTCTTAACTGCAGTATCAACCAAGTCACGACCTTTATCCATAAATGCATTACCGCAGATTTCACGAATGAAACCTTCGATAAAGAATTTATAAATTGTCATATCATTAGTATTGATACCAAGTTTATTAGCTTGAACTAAAAGCTCTTGTTTAGCATGAGGTCCTAGAATCATCAAAACGTCAGATTGAGGATCATTTTGAAGGGAAGCATATGTATGAATAATATCTTGATATACTTCATCAGATAACTCAATATCTTTGAAGTCCTCAGATTCATCTTTTTGATGTTTGACGTCTTCTACGGTGATATTGATATTATCGAACTCTTTTAGGATTTTTTCCAATTCTTCACTATCGATAGAACTTTCGACATCTTCGGAATCTCCATCGGAGCTAGTAGTTCCGCCTGCGCTTTCAACTGGAGTAGTGTCGCTTTCACGTCCGCTCTCAACTGCTCCTTCGTTGGAGGGAAAGTTGGCATCAGCCTTATCCTCCTCAGGTAATACTTCTACTTTTTCCATCTTTTCGATTTCTTCTACAGTAGGAATAGTCTCTGGGGCGATTGGTTGAATAGTTTCACCTTCAGGGAATTTAGCCATATCTTCTTCAGATACAGTTTCCAAATCGGAAATTTCAGTTTCTGTTAAACCCTCAGCTTCTTTAGCCAAGTTCTTTACAAATTTGATGTCCTCTTTAGCCGTTGTTGTCATTAGTATACTCCTCATCTTCTAAAATTATATCATGATCAAAAGCTGTAGCTTCTGTCATATTTGATTCATCAATTTCTTCACCAGGACGATAGATTGGTCTAGTGAAGTCTCTAGTAATAGTAATTTCTTTCTTTTCCATGATTAACCTAACCCTTGGATACGTAGACGTATCTCAGTAATATACTCAGGTAAGAAGTTTTCATTAGATAAGATAACTTTCATGAAGTCATTATAGATATTGACATTCTCACCAAAGTTATTTGCAATCAAGTCAACCATAGGTTGTTGATAGCAACTTTGAAGAAGATCAATCATATTGATTTCCAATGTAGCGACATATTGGAGTACTTGTGGTAAGTTAGCATTGATGACTGCTAACTTAGTATTCTCCATAGTCTTACGATTATAGATAGTAGAACTATCTTTATTCTTTTTAGATTCTTCTAGCTCTAAAGCAGAGTAGATAGAATCTTGCTCTCTAACGATCAATCCGATAACGAAATCGACCATATGCTTGTTGAAGCTACAGACTAAGAAGTCATATAATGCAGCTGCAGCAAGATAAATATTGTCATCCGTCATAGTATCGAATGACATATTGCAGGAATTACAGATAATATCAATGATATTCCGATATGTGTCACCTTCTACTGCATTAGTATTTTCGACATCCATTGGGAAGTTTGCACGGATATTATCAAAGTTAGATTTAAATGTGTTTACAATATTAGGTTTTGGTATAATAGCAAACTCGTAACGTTTACTGATCTGATCAGAGATCACATCATAAATATAATCACTACTAAAATTTGCTAAGATTTCAGATAACTGATGCTCATTGGCTAACTCATAGCCACTTGCTGTACTATATCCGAACATAGCTCCTCCTTACAAAAATAGATTTGTATAAATTTACTATATTGTAACTAGATAAATAATTTTTAAACTTTATCATAAAATTTTGCAAGGTTACCAGATATATGACTCTTGACATTTGGATCATCTAGACTATAGATAGAAGTAAATGCTGATGGATCTAATTCTCCTTCAGTCTCATTACGTATTTGATCTATTGCATCTTTAGTCATATTATATTTATAAGCATAAGCTTTCAAGAATTCAGGATTTCTAAATGCTTCTTTAAGAGCTGCATCTTCTTTAGCTCTCTCAGCTTTCTCCCATTCTTGATATGTAATACCATGAGCTTTAATCATGGCTTTATATTTATCCATCGGAGTAATCTCTTCAGGATTATCTTTATTCATTTCCTGTTGGACTTGATGGATTTCATCATAGATCTCAACAGTCTCTGTTCCAACATCGAATACTACATCATCAACATCATTATCAGTCTTGATACCTTGCTTTGTAATACCGAAGTTTTCTTTAAGATTCTTACCTTCATACCATACATATAATGCCATGAGATAAGAGAAAGTTAAATCGTCATGTGTATTAGCAGAGTGCTCAATCTTACCATTACGTTTAACTTCTAAACCAATGAATTCATCATAAAGCTGTTTAGTAACAAACTTATCTTTATGATTATCCATACGCTCTCTTAAAATTTCCATTAAGAGTTCACGTACATTCTTAGTTGAATCAAGACCAAATACTTTAACTAAAGCCTTAGTCTTCTTAATTGCCCCAGGACCTTCAAAACGTTCTTCGAGTATCTTTTCTTTATGCTCGAAGTATAAGTTCTTAGAGATACCTGCCTTTTTAAGTAATGCTATAACCGACGCCCCGAACCCGACTGTATTTAGATATAGACGCTACTCTATACCCGTGCGTTCTGGCATCCACTCCCATTACAGGACGTGTCTAGATCATTTGTCATCCTCCAACTTTACTTGCTGAGGCTAGAATTTTTCTTCCGCCAATCGCTTGCGGTTCTACTCTCCCGTCAGGAGATGATCGTTGAACGTGTCTTCTAATAATTTTATTTTGAACCCAGCATAATCTCCATGTAAGATAGCTTGGTTTCTGAATATATAATTTCTTAACATAGATTCAGTTAGACCAGTTTCTTCTATTATAGATTTAAGTCCATAAAATTTCATAATAATAGTATCATCATATAAAATATAATATTTTCTGTTATCTGGTCTTGGAACTTTCATACTACCTTCAGCAACTGCTTGCTTATTATTTTCTGAATAAGTTCCCCATTTTAAATTATTTACATTACAATTCGTTCTTACTGAATCTAAATGTAATACAATTGGATGGTTTTCTGGATTTGGTATAAATGATTCAGCTACTAACCTATGAATTAACCATTTATATCGTTTACCTTCATAATATAAATCAACAGCTTTATATCCTTTATTAGTTATATAATAAGAGATATATCTATTTAGTTGATTATTAAAAATATTTCCATCAGAATCTATAGTATATTTACCATTAAATATATCTTTCTTCATAATATCACCTCATAATAGTGTTAAAGGTGATATAAATTATTAGAAGCTTTCGCTGCTAAACGTGGGAGATATCTTTACTCCACATGTGTCAAAGCAATTAACCCTATTGATACATAGACATTTCTATCTATGCAGTGCGTTCTTACACCATTTCGTTCGACGTTGATTACTACATTAGGCATATACTTTTGTGTCAATTCAACTATAATCTTAGCCAACTCAATTTGACTAATATAGTTACATTTAAACGTACCGATAACTTTAGTAGTTTTACTATCAATAATAGTAATAGCAGAACTATCTCGTCTATAACCACCAGATACGTCAACCCCCATTATTGGAGGATCTATAGGTTTACCATTTCTACCATAGTCAATCTTACCAAATAGTTTGACTTGGAATTTACCACCTAATACTTCAATGATATTATCAGGATCTTTAGTTAAACGAGATACCGTTTCTAATTCATCTAAAGTAAATGGTGAATTGTCAGAACCTTGAGACCATTCAAGAAGTACTTCACGACGGATGTCTTCCCAACGGTTATTCATAGTTCTACAGATTTCTCTAAACCAGTCTTCAGATTTACCAAGTTGAGCATAACTGAACTTGATATATACGAAAGTAGACTTAGTATTAGAATTCATTATATCCATAATCTGTTGATATGATTTATCATACCAGAACTCAGAGAATGGAACTGCATCTTCTTTCATTTGGTATGCAAAGATACCTTCAGTGGATGTTAAGAACCCTGGTGTTGTAGTGAATAGGATACCATAAGGTGCACCATTTGCTCTAGCATTATCGGCAGCTCTCTTGAATGCAGGAACTGTGTTAAGATAAATGATTTCATTATATGGTGCAAATCCCCATTCGTCACCCCAGAGTAATGGAATAGATTTACCACGAAGAGTGTTTTGTGCAGCTGTCTTATTACGAGCAGATGCTACAGTGATAATCTTATTTCGGTTAACAGCATGCTCAAGTCTCAATACTGTATCAGAAACTTTAGCGTTTTTACCTTCACGAGAGAATGTTTGATCCATACGTAAATATGGAGGTAAACACTCACGTAAGTTCTTAAGAGTTTGTAAGTTATCTTTGGAGCCATCTAATGCTTTATGCATAAATGCAATAGTGGAGTTAGAAGTACCAAAGTTAAATAAGTGTAAATATCTAACGTCGGCTGATAATGTTTTACCGTGCTGACGAGGGAGCTCTAAGAATATATTCATATTATAGATAGAGCAGAAGAATAATGCCATATTGCCACGATGTAACTCTAATGGAATACCTTTACCGCTACCACCTTGGTCTGGTACACGTACTACTTCACGAGCAAAGTACCAGAAGTTTACCATGCATTCGGCTAATACTTTACCTTTGTAGTATGCACTTAAATTTGGATCATGTGGATCTATACCAGCAAGATCTGGATCTAGAAGTGCCAGCATGAATTTATTATTCTTTATCCCAATGGCTTTTAAATACTGATGCATCTTTATGAAGCTAGTATTTCGAGTAGACATTTGATAATAGATCTTCATAAATACCTCTAGAATAATATATTATAAGTGTGATATAGTGATATAAGATTTATAGTAAGGAGGTTATATCATGCTATTCACAATTAAAGAAATTAAGAAACTGGAATCACAATTCCGACCAACGTTAGCAATATACTATCTAGTATTATTACTTACGATGGTAATCATTATTGGATCTGTAATAGATCCACACTTTATGGTTAGATGGTCATACTGGTTAACAATGAATGCTACTCAGAATATCAATACTGCAACTACAGTAATGGTATTAGGTAACCTTGCTAAACTAGTGACCATATTCTTACTTGGTAATTATGCCCAATACTTACATAGATTCATTCATATACGAATCTATGGTAAAAAAAGAAAAGTATGATAAATATCTCCCATAGGATTCAAAGATCCTATGGGAGCTATATGTGTCTTATTTTTTTTCTTTTGTTGCTTTTTTAGCTTCAGAAACTTTTTCTTCAGCGTTTTCAACGATTTCTTCTTCTTTTACAGGAGCAGCAACTGGAGTTTCTTCTTTAACTTCAGGTGTTACTTCTTTTTCTTTTTTCTTAGCTTCAGCAGCTTTTGCTTTTTCTTCAGCTGCTTTAGCCTTTGCAGCCTCAACTTCTGCTTTAGCAGCTTCTTCTTCAGAAATAGAAGGAAGAATTTCTGTATTGTAGTTAGTGAAGTCTAATACTACTGTATCACCAGTAGGAAGGATTTCACGTACTGTAGCTTGTTGGGAAATGCAATCAGCAATTTCTTCTACAGTCAATAATTCACGATAGATACCACGTACAAATTTGTTACGTAAACGAATTGGACGACGGCATTCAACATTAACAAGTTTAGTCTTCAATGTGCTCATCATATGCCTCCTGAATAGAAACGATTAATTCATCATCGATAAGATCATAAGCTTCTTTAAGCTCAACATTATCTTCGATTTCAGATGCAAGATCTTTGCTATCATTTTCATGAGTGCGATCGATATCAGAAAGCAATTCAATTTCAGCTGCTTCATCTTCATCATCAGCTTCAATATCAATTTCTTCATCTTCTAACTCAGCTACGGAATCGATGTCAGTGTTGTCATCGTCATCATCTAATTCGATTTCATCCATAGCATCAACGATGTTATCGATAGTATTATCCATATCGTTATCAGTAGCTGTGGAATCAGCAACAACGTCTTCTACAGTAGAAGCTGCATCATCAAGCTCTTGATGGATAGTTTTATCATCTGCCATTATTAAATCCTCCTTAAAAATATTAATCTATAGCAGAATCGATGTAATCATCGTTATCATCTGCTAGATCATCTAAATCATCATCGGATAATGTAGATAATGCAATATCTTCATCATCCATAATTTCATCATCATCGTCACCATTTTCAATGGCATCAATGATATCTCTTTTAGCAATTAAAGAATCTAAGAAAGCGTTCTCATCGACCATTACGTCAAATGCATCTTTCTCGTCAATTTGCTCTTTAAAATATTGATCGAGTTCACTGTTCATTGCAGTACCTCCATTAAGATTACTGATATGTTAACGTGATACATTTTTTAATATTGTTTGAACTTGACGCTCTAGGATATAAATAATCACAGGAACGTAGTAAAATATATCATGTTGAGGGATAGTATAGTTGAAGTCTTCTAAAGTTTTAAGTAAGAATTCTTCATATCTATTCATCTTATCTGTATTATCATTAAAGTAATCAATGACAATATTCTTGAAGTAGTTTAGATCATCAGTTTCATACCGTTCATTATCTCTAATACGCATAACTGTATCATCATCAAATGAAGGTACTTGCCAATAATCGCCCATTTTATATTCATGGAAGATATAGTAGTACTTCTCTAAGCTATAATATAATAGAGATGTCTTATCTTCTACCATCATACCATAGCAAGATGGATTACATATAGTACCAATATCTTTTCTTTCTAATGAATGGAAGAAAGATTTAGAATAATCTAATGCAAATGTAGCTCTAGGAGTTAGTTGATGTGCTACGTGTAGATAATCTAATTCACCACTATTCATAATATCATGACGTTTAATGAATTCAATCATGTAACTATCATAGAAATTATGATCATCATAAGAAAAAATAAAAGTCTGAGTTTTATTACTATAGAAGAGACTTCTATAGTAAGCAATCATATCTTGACAGATATTTTCTAGTCTACTGATATAAGCGTAATCATCATCTTTGATTACTAGAGATAAGTTAGTACCAATATTAGTTGTATCCATAGTATAGGATTCTACAACTAAAGAATCAATATCTGTATTATCACCATCATGGGAACTTAGACGATAAGAGATCTTATACATATTAGCCCCAGTAGGTAATGTATCTAATGATACACTTGTAACTTTGAAGAGGTATTCTTCATTAGTATGATTAATAATGAAATAGTCTTGAGGATATGGTTTAAATGCATTAGGTACAATATATGCATCGCCTTCGATTGTATCAGATTCAAGACCAAAATCACCAGCATCCATTTGAACTTGAATTCTATCAAGACCAAAGATAACTGTATCTTTAATTTTATTATATCGTAATGGAGAATCTCCATCAGTATAACTATAAGCTAAGCTTGTAGACTCATCTAATGTACTCTTACTAGTATTAATATTGTAGTAAGTACAGGTAGTAGGAGCTTTATCTGTAAAAGTATAGAATGTATTATCAAGCCGTTGAACTTGTGACTCTAATATAGAGTTTATCGTGGCTGTATATGTAGTGTCAAGGAATTTACCCATAGTCGACCTCCTTTATTAATGTGATGTTTTAGACAAAAAAATAAAGCGATATGGACTTTAAGCCCATACCGCTATAGTATTTGTGTACAGAAGTCTTGTATCTTACTTAATGGAACTCCATAATCTTTATCTGCTTGGTTTATATGAGCAAAGACTCTAGATCCTCTAAAAAATGCTATATTATTCTTTATAAAGTATTCTATTTGTCTTTTAGCTATCTCACCGGCAGAGTCATTATCGAAGTATAGATGAATATCCATATACATTATACCTTTAGATAGGATATACTTTAATACAGCTGAATATTTATTACCAGCTGCTGCAAAATATATTCCTGTAGCTCTATTGGCTATATTATTGTATACAGATATGATATCAAATTGCCCTTCTGTAATATGTACTGTAATTCTATCTGATGTATATGGAATAGAAGATGGTATACAGAAAGCTTTATTATAAATATCTCTATCATCTAGTTTACAGATTAGATATCTGTATTTACTATCAACTTCTCTAATACAACGCATAGAGAGTGATGTATTGTTCACTGAGAGGAATCCTACATAGTCCCTTTGAATTCTTTCAAAATCAGATTCTGTAGCTCCCAGATACCTCATGATCTGGCGTTTAAAAAAAGAGAAATCAAATATAATCTTCATATTCATCATCTCAGATACTGATAAGTTAGTACCGAGACGACCATTGATATAATTAACCTTATCAGGATATATATCATAGTTTACCTCAAATGCATCATATGCCACTTGAGGTTCTCGAATATGATTAGAGGAGTAGGAATTACCTCTACTTATTCTCATCTCTTTATTGTGGATATCAATAGCTTGAATAAGTTCCTTATCTCTAATATTCAAAAGATTAAGGAAAGTTCTATTGACTAATCCACCAGCTTCACATTTGAAGCAATTAAACATGTAAGGCTTATCTTTCGATAAGCCTATATACATGTGTTTCTTACCAGCCGAAGAAGTATGTCCACAATATGGACACCGTAAGACTAATTCCTTTTTACCAGCAGCAAACTGGCTATTAGGAATTAGCGATTTCAATTTGCTGCCGATATCCATTATAATACCTTACTTAATACTGTTGATAATACACCCTTACTTTCAGAAACAAGCTCTGTAACATCTTTAAGTTTATCTTCTTTTAGTGCGTATAGAATGATTCCACCAACTACTAAAACTGGTGTTACTGTTTTAATTAAACTAGCATCTGTTTCTGTTAATAAATGATTGATAAATTCAATACCTTCAAAATCGTTCATGATAATTTCCTCCTATAAGTTATTTTTTATTAATAGCATTAACTAAATCTTTACTTTTACTTTACCTTGGACGAATCCTTCTACCAAATCGTCATGTTGAGATGTAGCTTCTGCTATTTTTGCTTCAATCAATTTTTCAATATCTGTTTTAGTAATAGAATCAGTATTAATACTTTCTTCTTTTTTACCTCGATTAGCTAAAGCTTTAGCTCCTTCAACTGCCGCATAGCCAGCTAATACTGCACCGGCAGCTTTACCTGTAGTTTCAATTACATTACAAATACCATCCCAATTTTCTTTAGATAGGGAATCAATTAGATCTAATACCATGATATATTACCTCCTTGTTAAACCATTAGTTAAAAAGCACATCCAATGTAATTTCTTGGATTCTTTTACGCAATCCTTCCTCTGAAGTTTGCTTATAAAGCCATTGAAGTGCTGGAATTAGGCGAGCTGTATTTCCATTAGCCAACTCTAATACTTCTTTAGCAGTAGCTTTCTTAAACCCAATAGCAAAGCCAATAGATTCATAATTCAAAGTAGATGTATCAGGTGATTGAATTATATGTCGTTTTGGTTCACCAATTTCGATTTCCATAGACTTAGGTTCTATAGGAGATAGAGTTCCTACTTTAAGAGCCTTATAATTAGATTTTACTTCAACTACTTCTTTCTCTCCAGTTTCCTCATCTTTATGATAAAGGAATGGATTAAGTCTATTACCTACTAAATCTTCTTTAGGAAGCTCGTCACTAAGGGTAATTTTATTGATGCAGATGTCATAGATATCTTTAGGTGTTAGCTGATCTTTGAATTGTTCATATGTAGCTTCTAAATCAGAGCCACATTTTGCAAATACTTCTTTAACATCGTTTGCTAATTTAACTGTAATCATAATTATCTTATCCTTTCACTAATTCCAATTTATGGTTTAATATATAACCAGATGGATTAGATTTAGTTAATTGAGTTAGTACATTCATCAATGGTAAGTATTTGAATTCTTTGATTGTACTGTATTCTTGAGAACCATATGTAAACTTACCAGTATTGACATACTCTTCTAAATAGTCTTCTAGGTAATAGTATAGACTTAGATTATTATCCATTCTATTATATAGATTTCTAGAAGAGTTAGTCTTTAAACCATATTTCAAGAAGATATCTCTTACCATCTCTGGATTAAAGTTTTCACTTCTTGCAGCCACAAGTAAATCATATGTAAACTCTGCAGACTTAACTGCATTTACTTGTGGGTCTGATAATACTCGATGACTACTAATAATATCTGCATCAGCTGCATACTTATCAAAGTATGCTTGTTGCATATATCGTCTAATATTAGTCTTAGCACTATTGACTGTGTAATATTCACACTCATACTCAATAGCTAAGTCTAATACTTTAGTAGACTCACCTAACTTAAACATGTCTTCAATCAGCTTACTATTAAAGTATCTGAAGTAGATATTGTTTAAGATAGCGATATATGGTCTAGTAGTACACTTTTGAAGAATAGTAGTTAAATCTAACTCTTCAATAGTAGTATGGAATCTACGTTCAGCTACATCTTTTGCCAAATCATAGTCATCATAGATCCTTTGTCTTAATACTGGATTGATATCCATCATACATTCTAGGACATCATCCCCAGTTCCAATATCAATATTATTCTCACGAATAAATTTGACATTTCTCAATACTACTTCCGGTATATGTTTAAATCTGTATTCCTCATTCATCCGTTTTTACAACTCCTAACTTCTTATCCCATTTTCTTCCAGGGATTTGTCCTTTAATAGTTAACCAAATATAATATAAGAAAGGCAATGTTTTATATATCCGACTAATCTGCCAAACTTCACCTTTATACATAATAGCACCTTTCTTAGCTATATTATTTAAGTATCGTCTATAGTTTCTATAGAATGTGATATTCTTAGTAAAAATCTTTATACTTCTATTAGAGTTATGAGAGTATTTTACATTATATTTATCACATAGATTTTTATAGGTTTCATATGGATCGTCATTATCTAATAAACTATCTATTACTAATACAGCAAAGTCTACAGATCTTTTTAGAATATAATCTGGTAATCTACCAACTCTTCCAACATAAATGCTGATTTCTTCAGGTGTAGCTGTATATTTCTTGATATATTCATCAGCATCATATGTTTGAGTGGCTAAATAATCACACTTCTTTCTATTGCCTCCATACTTTAATTGAATCTGGCTTTTAGATAAAGTTGTAGCATCAAATATCTCTTCAATCAATTTTATATTAAAGTATCTGAAATAGATATTACTAATAATAGCTTTATATTTAAAATAGGATCCTTTGCCTAATGATAAGACATCAGTAAGAGTTATTTCTTCGAATGGCTTTTCAATAACCTCTTCCATTCTAAATATTTGATCTGTATCAGCTCTAATTGTATTAATAAAGGGATTGATTACATTCAATTCAGTTTCCCTAACATTAATATCATACCTTTGACAGAATAGATAGTTCTTTAAAACCATACCATCTACCCCATCAATAAATTGAGTTAATTTCATTAAAATCTACCTCCTATTCTATTTTTGTAAACCAATTCTACCAGCGGAAGCTGAAATATATTCGATCTTATGATTACCATCACGATCAAATTCTACAAATTCTCCCACTTGTAATGCTAGTATTTTCTCTTCATTTTTCAATACCACCTCCTTAGCTTCATTAGGTAATTTCCAATCTGGATCGCCAAAGTTAACTACATTCTCTTCACTCATTTCACCTCCACCATTCCAGAATTCAGAACCGGACTTACGCACTGCAGAGAAGATGTTTCCATCTACATCTACTTCAGCTGTCATCCAGTCATAATAATGAACGTCATATTGGAAGTATGAGTCATTGTATCCGTAATTGGATTCTAACTTATAGCTATTCTCGTCTAAACGAATAATCTTTGTGTCCGCACTAGATAGGTTTAGAGCTGCTAAAGTTTCAATAAGTTTATTCATGATATATTTCCTCCTTTATTCTAATAACACTAAACACAAATATATCATATCACCCTTATAATATACGAATATAAAAAATTTAGAATACAAATGCCACTAGGAGTTAATCCCCTAGTGGCTATTAGATTATTTCTTACCGTAAGTATTATCCCAATTAGCAATCTTCTCATTGAGTTCATCTAGCTTATCAGTCTTATAACCATATGCAAGATTGAATCTTAGTTCTCTAATATCTTCAATATCCATATTCCATGAAGCAATCATTTCAGATTTGAAGTCATAAAGATATTCTGAATCTACACTATTGTATAATTCAGTATAAGCATCAGTGAAGTCTTTAATAAACTCTGTAGGAAGTTCTATATCTAGAGCATTTTCAATTTCACCTATAATGTAATCTATTTCCCAATAGAGATCTTGATTAGTAAATTCAATACCATTAATTTCTGCTTTGAATTCTTGAATAACTTTTGATTTCATTTTAGTTTCCTCCAAATAAAATAATATCCACTAGGAGCATTAAACTCCTAGTGGCTTTTCAGTATAATCTCTTGTATCCATATAATTAAGCATATCATTAAATGCTTCTTTTGCTTTAGGATCTGGATTATTCACATTAATGTATCCCTCTGGAGCAAGTATCATTACATTATCAGTTTCATCTAATGCATATTTGATATCCCCAGTATCAGCTACATAAAAGTTATCTCTATTTACATAGAATTTATATCCAGTATAATCAGATTTAAATACGGTCTTATCCTTTCTTAGCTTATTGCTAATCAAAGTATAATATCCCTTCAGTAACATAGTAAATCTCCTTACATATTAGAATTAGGTATTATTCTTTTGTTGATCCGTATTTAGAATAGATAATTCCCTCTACTTTAAGGGATTTAGTTAATACAGTATCTAGAATTATCATTAAAGTTTCATGCATATATAAATCGGTATTAGATTCCATCATAAATAATACATCATCATCTAATCCATAATTATGTATCTCAAATGATAATTTCTTCAATATCGGTTTACTTCCAGATATATCAAATACCATATCAGACTCATATGTAATACTGTCCTTACATTGTCGGCATTCGATGTATATGTGTTTACCTCTATTTAGTATATCAGCATTAACTCTACCAAATAGATATTGCTTATATAAGTCTACTACTGATTTAGACATATTAATCTCCAATTTCTCTTATCCCCTTAAGTTTAATAAATGAACTATAACCAAAGTTAAGATTACAATCTTCAAATGATTCTAATACTTCAGCTATTGCATCATCATTAACTCTACCAAGTTTAGTAACTTCTTTAACTGGGTAGATTCTATCGCTCTCAATAAAGTCTTGCATATTAATAAATGCAAAGATTACTCTACTTTCTTCCTTATCAATTACGAATCTACCTTTGATATGATAGTAATCGTCTTTATGTTTACATTCTACAGCGAATGTATTTTGAGTCTCTTCAATAACTACTTTACCGAATAGTATCCTATTCATTTCCTTTTCTACTTCACCCAGTTTAAGCATTAATCTTCTCCTTTATTAATAAATCTACTTGAAAACTTAATGGTTGGGTCATATCCATAGGTCTTATTATACTCTTCAAACTTATCGAGTACCTTGGTTAAGTTACTGCTATTAGCTCTACTAGATAGAAAGACTGATTGGATTTTTTCACCAGGCTTTCTGCTAGTAGTATATGCAATATTAATACGGTTTATATTTTTCTTATCTATCATTAGCTTACCGTTTATTATAATATCACTATTATTAATTTTACAATATATCACTGCATCTCTAGTGTATTCTATTATAGATACTCTACCGAATAGTAGTGATCTAATACTGTCTACTAATTCATTAAAGTTAATCATTATTTTCACCTTCAACAAGATCTAGATCTTTATTAAGAATATAGGCACTATAGATGGATTCTAATACATCATCTAAATCTTCTTTCTCGGCTACAAGATTTAATATTGTACCAGACTCTAACTTGGTTACGTTAAAATAAATCTTTCTTAGAGTATTCTCTCTAAACATAAGATTCATCGTATATCTATAACCGTTCTTAAATACTCCACATATAAAACATACAGAGCCAGTATTCATATTGCCAGTGATAACAATAGGACCAAAGAGATATCTATAATATCTCTTAAAAATTGGCTCATAGAATCCATTTGGTAAATCGTTCTTCAATGTAAATCTCATTTTAATCCTCCTCATATTTATTATAAAGATATAGTCTTAATATCTTTATTATATCCATATTGTCTATTAGCTTCTATGAAGATAGCCAATACTTCTGCTATACGAGATCTATCTCTTCTAGCAAATTTATATGTAGTCTCTAATGGATATTCTGGATCATACTTATCATATAGATTGCATTCGATATTTAATAAAGAAATCTTATTCAATTCTTTATCTATGATTATTCTACCAACTATTCTTATCTCTTCTTCTCTATAGGTGCACTCTATAGTTATATTTGGCAAGAATTCTTCTACGATTACATCACCGAATATAATATAATAGAATTCTTCTACCATATCATTTAAGTTAATCATTATCTTTCTAACTCCTTAATATAGTTTAGCACTTCTTTTACTTCTTTATCTTCAGAGTCAATACGGAAGATGATATCAGTCTCATCATCATCAATATATTCACTCTTATAATACATAACATATTCGATTACATATGATGCATCAGATATACTATAGCTAAATTCAGCATGCTCTGTTACTGCAGCATCAATCTTTCTACTACAAGTAATTCTACCACTAGTCTCGGTATATACACTAAGCTCTATTTCTCCAAATAAATAGCCTTTATTAAATAAAGTACGTACAATATTATCGTGTGTCATTATATTCAATCCTCCTTTGAATAAAATATATGGGTAAGAGAGACTAAGCTCTCTTACCCTAAAATATTAACCATTATTAATTAAGCTTGCATATATCAAGAATTCCTCATTAAGTAACTCCTGTTGTGGAGTAAATGCTTTACCAGTATTCTCCTTATTGTCGAAATCAATAATTTGGAATTTAGATGATACTATAGTAGCAAGCATTGAAATGAGTAGATTAGTAATCTTCTCATTCCGATAAATGGATGCAACGGATTCATATGTATTAGAAGAGGTAATCTTCAGTAACTCTTTCTTATTCATATTAACCCGTTTTATTACTTTAACAAACTTACCAGATAAGATTGCTTCCATAGTATATAAGCCATTAGATGCTAATATACGTTTAGCTGCAATGATAAGTTTGATATAGTTAGTTAAATCAATAGACCCTAAAGAAGATGGATCTCCAAACCACTTATAGAATAGATAGCATACTAGCATCTTTTGATGTGGTACAATTGGAGACTTACGTCCTTTAGATAATTCTACTTTATAATAATCAATCTCTTCTTTAGAGAATGGACCAAATCGTTCTTCAATTTGCTTCATAGTATTCTTGAAGTTTACTTGATTATGAATCAATAAGGCTTCATTCTTCTTGGAGAGATGACTTTCAAATTTATCGAATTCTGAATTGTCATCATCATCACCCTCATTACGATCAGATGATAATTGATTGAATGCGAATTCATATTTAGCATTAACAACCTTATTCTTGATATTGTTTTTAATGGATACATAGATTAGATTCAACAATGTACCATTATAAACAGCTTTCGGAATAACTTGGATGATAATACTAATGATTGTATCAAAGCTATGAGAGAACTTGTTGCGAGAACGAATGAATTGTCGATCCCATGCACCAATATTCTTATTCATATCTTGTAAGATACGACTACTTGTAGTCTCAGATAACTTAGTATATAGATCAATAGTTGGATGCATATCTACAATAAGGATATCATAGAACTTCATCAAGTATTCGTCTATATTTTGTATCTTCTTAATATAAGCATAGTGTATCAATAATGGAATTAAGATCAATTGAAACATGCTTACTTCCATTAATGCTTGAAGATGCTTATTGGCATATTGAAGTACATTACCATTCTTCTTATTACGTTTAATATGAATGATAAAGTTATCTTCATTTAATGCTTTTACTTTTCTAGCAAATGTACTAAACAAGATATCTCGTTTAATATCTGCCATGAAAGCATCTAGATCGTATACATTAGATTCATCAGTATCAATCAAGAACTTAATTCTTGCATAGATAGCGATCAACTCATGGTCAGGATCATAGAATTTTTCAAAGTAATTTAAATAATGTGTAAAGTGATCTACACGTTCTTCGGAAGAATAACATTTCTTAATACTCAATACAAATGAGTTAAAGATAAGACTTTCTTCTTGATTATTAGTTAGCATTTGAGACAATGGAGCAATAATTTGTTTACCTCTAATTGTCTTCAATACTTTATCTTCCTCTGATGTTGGGAACCAATCATCAATAGGTGGAATTGCATCCTCCGGTCTAATAGACGTAGAGAACGTTCTTGCTTCTGGAGTACGAATAGAGTACTCTCTGTCATATATTTCCCCTGACTCTTCGATATTACGTCGAACAGTTCTACTTGTCAATGCTTCTGTTAGTTGCATTACTTCCTCCTCATACATAAACGAATATCATTACTATTCATCTTTATAATATATGATCTTATATTCGTTTCGTAGTCTTGGTCCTCCTAATATTCGATTTGATATTTTTACTAAGAGCCTTACTTTGCATTGATGCGGCAGTTGTATTAGTAGTTCTAACTTTACCAATATGCTTAACTACCTTATTTGCATTACCGCCAGACTTAACTCCCTTTTTGAGTAATCTATGTTTAAATAACGGATCTATAGCTCTAGCATTCTTTTCACCTTCAAGACGAAGTTGTGCTTTAGTGCTGCAATCAGTTACTAATTTAAAGAAATCTTTAGCATTTCTAATTACTAAATTGGATTCCTCATAATAATGCTTCTCTAGATAGCCATGTTGACGTATGTATAGGAACCCGAAATATAGAATTTTAGCGAAATTCACTACCCCATAGGGGTTACGTTCTTTAGGCTTAGATTTAAGCACTTCATCAGGCACTTTATCTAATAATTCGTCTACTAGAATACCATTTGCATTATATACATGAGCAAATGTGAAAACAAAAGCTGGGTCATTAGAAAAGAATTGTACTTTATAATTCTTCAAAGTACTAGAGTGGCTATCAGTTCCACTCTTAGGAGAAAATTTAAATACAACTTCATATGTAAACTTAGGTACTATCTCTGATGGTACTCTAAGGAGAATAAAATAGTTTTTACCATCACTGAAGAAGTTATGCTCGATCTTCCCATTATATCTTAACATAACCTTTTCAAATTTCTTCTTATAAGCTTCAGCTAAATATTGCGAGCCAGTTACATTACCTTTACCCGCAGGAGATTTTCCATATTCATCTAAAGTCATTTCTAACTTAGCCATCCAAACTTCTCCTTAATGAGGTTCTTACCAGGATAGGAATTCAATTCCTACCCTAGTAAGCTTGCTCTGGACAATTAATCTTTATAGATATTGTGTGCTGGAGATTGGCAAAGGAATTGCTTAGTCGTAACAAGCATACCAACCACATTAGCAACAATGTCTAACACAGTGATATCTGATTTAATAGAAGACAATACTAAACCATCGGCTTCACCTGTACGTAAGTTGATAGGTGTTTTAGTCTCGATAGTAGTCTTGATCATATCTTTAACTTCATCAGATGCTTCGGAATATGAGGAAGGTACTTCACCAAGGGAAGAACCATAAAGTTTTGCAAGTAGATCTAGATATGAATTATATACTACACTAATGATTCCAGTATCAGGATTTTTATGAAGTTCGTGGAATACATTGAATGCTTGGATATTTGCACCCCAACCATAACCATGTTCAGCCGCAGACATACAGTTCAATACAGCATCTTCTGCAGAGTCGAAACGATTATCACGTTCTTCAGGTGTAGAACCACCAATATATAAGTCAACCATATTAGCTTTCATGCTATGGATACGACGACGTAAGTTACCAATATCATTTAGGTTCTTACCATCTTGTTTAGCTTGAGCTAATTGCATTTCTAAGTTATTTATGATAGATTTATAGAAGTCAGAGAATTCTGTAGTACCTTCTTTATACATGAGTTTAGGGTTAATAATTTTAGTTTTATTATAACCTGCAACAACTGCATCTGCAGTACCACACCAATCAACGATTGTATCAACTGTTGGAGCATCACCTTTTTCTTGGTCTTTTTCTTGTTGCTCTAAGTTGATATACTTACGAACTGTACGAGCATCACATAAGTTAGCTAAGTCCATAAGTACTTCTTTTTTATAGATATCAGATACAAGACAGAATGGAATATTAAAGCTACTTGCTTTAGCATTCATCATTGTCTTAACCAATGGATCCATAACTGCAGCAATATCACTGGATACTTTAGGGCACATGATAACTGTTGGAGTTAATTCACGACGATCTTTTAAAGGTTCCATGATATTATGGTAAATGATAGCAGAGAAGAAGTTAATCATTTCTGGAGTATCAATAGGATCTTCGAAGAAGTAGATTTTAGGAGCATTAATTTCTGCAGTAGATTCAGCTTCATTAGTAACGAATACTTTATCAGCATAGCCTGCATCTAATGTCATACCATCGAAGATTTTAATATAGTCTTGACTATCATTGGAACGTTTAACGTCAATGTATACATCAGTACCATTTTCCATATAGATACCAGAGATCAACTCAGCCATCTCTTCATTGTTGTTTGTGGAGATTAGAGCGATCTTATGAATATCTTCATATGTTTTGATTTCACGTGTTTGAGACATGATAGTTTCAGAAGCACGTTTAACCAATTCATTAAGTTGACGTTCTAATTCTGCTGGTGGTAAATGCCAGTTATAGATTTCAGCATTATCTTTGTTTGGTTCACATTTAGAAGCCAAACGTTTATAGATAAGTTGAGATAATAAGATAGCAGATGTAGTACCATCACCAACATTCTTAACTACATGGGAAGTTAAGTCTTCTAATACTTCACGGATACTCATTTCTAAAGTACCATTGAAGTAGATATTTTTCAAGATAGTATGACCATCTTTAGTAAATTTAGGAAGAATGTCATCTTTCTTGATTTGAGTAGCAGACCCATAAGGTCCAAAGGATGTAACTAGGGAATCAGCAATGATTTGCAACACTGCCATAGTTTGTTTATGTAAAGTTTCTTGCTCTACAATGTTAGAGTAGATATGCATAATTACCTCGCAATTTTAACTAACTTATCATATGGTTCAACAACGTAGAATAAGTTCTTAGGAAACATGTCGTAGAATTTAGCTTGAACTATATATTTACCTAACGTATAGTCATAGTCTGTATTGATAGCATTACGTAAAGCAAAGACATGCTTGCCTTCAACTTTAGGAGAGTAATCTTCTAATCTGAATAAGCTATCAGTATAGATAGCATCATATTCATTTAAAGGGATATCTCTCTTCTTATATATACGTAATTTATTCTTTGGGTTTAAGCTCATAGCACGTAGATTAGTTTCTTGATATTCATTATCTACAGCTATAGCTATATTGAAGCTCTTACCTTCGATGCCAATAATATTATAGAATAGTCTATAAAGATCAGTCTCATAAGTATTAAAGTAAAGTAGTTCACCATACTTATTGATGATCTCTTCTAATAGATCATCAGCTGAGTCTTGGTATTCTTCTTTTAATAACGCAGTTAATGGATTTGGTTTAGTACGTTCTTGAAAGATATAGATCATATCCAATTGAGATAGATCTAGTATTCCATCAATGAAGTACTTAGAGTTCTTAAATCCATACTTTATTACATCATATATCGATAAGTCTGTATTGAATAAGCTTGAGTATTCAAATATAGGGGCGACTGTTTTACCTTCCATATGAGTATCCTTACAAAAAAAATAAGGAGATAGAGAATGACTCTATCTCCTATAATATTACATGTCATCTAAAGATGCACGTTTGAATTCACTATTACTAGAGGAGCTACCACCAAAGCTGCTATTACCAGCATTAGAGTTTACCCCTAACTTTTCTGCAATTGCTTCAATAGTTGCATTAGTATTGCTACCAGCATATTGAGCAGTTTCATGTACAGAGTAAGCATATGCATTAGTCATAGATTTAGCATATTCTTCCAATACAAGAACGAAGTCTTCTAAGTCCATATTTTTGTAGCTATCGAAGTCTTTATCACCATCGAATTGCTCTTTATCAAAGTTATGAACGGAGAAGTGCAAGTCTGTACGACAGATAAAGATAATTTCTTCTTCTAAAGCAGAAAGATCTTTATTCAATTTACGGATACAAATTACAGGTTGTTCTAGACCGAAGTCGGAACCATCAGTGACTGTAAGGAATGTATTAGCACCTGTAGTGATACCAACGGAAGTTAATTCACCAGCTAAGAAACGACGAATTTCTTTAGCCAAGATACGAGCTTTAGTGTGTTTCAAATATGCACTAACTTCACGATCACGATCAGGCATTGGATAATCTTGACCAGATACCATTTTCAATGGAGCAATACCAATTTTCAAAGTACCTTGCCAGAATGTAAACCCGATAGAAGAACCACCAAAGGTTTTAATATCTTTGGAGTTTGTCATACGATAATTAGAGTAAACATTGATAGATTTCTTTTGACTGGATCCACCAGTACGGTTAAATAAGCCTTGTCCAAGAGCCATTTGTGTTACCTCCTATAAAATAAGATAATAATTAATCTATTGTAGGCTACACTGTAATATCCTACAACTATAGTTATAATATATCCTTGTAATAGGATATATTTAGAATCATATATTATTAAGGTGATATGATGATATAGTTTATAGTTTTAAGCCTAAAGGCAGAAGGGAGTCATATCATGAATTTAGTAGACGCATTAAAAGCAGTAGCTCCAAAATTGGAAGGTAACATGAAGGTTACTAAAACAGATTGTTCTTCTTATAACGTTAATTGTTATGGAGAAGATAATGGAGATTATATTGTGTTAACAGCTAATATCGAAGGTAATATCGATGAAACTGATTTTGATATTTTCAATATCAATGTATCAGTGAATGATATTGAAGAAGAATTATCTTCTGAAGAAGTATTAGATATCTTCTGTAATGGTTCAGTAGATCCATCTGGTGTAGAAGATTTAGAGATTGGTCATTCAATGATCTTTGAATTATTTTAGGAGAAAATCCCCTAGGAGAGTTAATCTCCTAGGGGTATTTATTTTTTTTTGTTTATCTACGTTTAAGTTCCATATCAGGATAGTTGATATAGATACGATTATAGTCTCTTCTTAAAGTTTCACGCTTAGCTAACTCTTCTCTTAGCTTAATATATTTAGCTTGTAAGATAGCATATTTAGATCTAAGTTTTTCATCTAGATCATCTTCAGATAATACACCATCGATGATAGATAAACGAGTATTGATGGAATGTAATAATAGCAATGCATCATTTTCTTCATCAATATTACGTAAACGTATTTGGAATTCAAAGAGATCATTTTCATAATCTTTGATAGCACTATATTTGAAAGAATTCGTTGTGTCCCTATATTGTTTTCTAGCCCAATCGATTGGACCAGCTTCTAATAGAGAATTGTCATCGATTCGGGATAGTGCTGTAATAACACGTTCGATCTCACGCTTAACTAGACGAATAGCAGTGTAAGACATTGCTTTACGTAAGCCTTTGATTGTAATGATACGATTAGATAATACATCATTATATACAGATAGACACCATGCAATAATAGTAGATGTATCTCTAGGACCACTATTTGTATAGTTGATATATCCAGAGTTCTTTAATTTTTTGATAGCTATTTCAAGATCCATGCCAAAGCCACAGCCAATCAAGAAGTCATCAGCTAATAGCATATCATGGTCTTTAAACATAACGGAAGTAATCTTCCAAAGTAGATCTTTGAAACCGAATGCTAATAATGCAGCATAGTTTATTGTGTTAGCTCTACGGATAACGCTATTAGTTTTATCTAAGTACATATCGATTTCTGCTTTAGCAATATCGATAGGAGAAGATGTATTAACCAATGCACCGATATCATGTAGAATTAATGATAAGATCTCTCTATTAGATAAGTCCAATATAGGATTGAATAGTTTGAAATCAATCTCCACATAGTACTTATTCACTTTAGCTTTGGAATCATCACTATTGTATTCAAATGCATCATTCAGAAGAATATCATAGATATCATTATCTTTAATCACCGGCATTACACAGATACCAAAGAATGGAGTATCTGTATTCTTAGAAAGCAATACTGTATTACAAGTACTCCCAGTAAAGAAAGAGTTAAGCTCATGATTCAACTGTCTTAGAAGATCTGGGTCTTGATTTGTACGAAGTTGCTCGATAATATCTAAGCAATCGCCGAAATCATAATTGTTCATACTAGAACTCCCTTCTTGAAAGTAAAGGAAAATGCCTAGAGCCTATGAAGGCTCTAGGCTAGAATCCTAATTAGTTAAATTATGGTTTTACATATTCAACTTTTGTTGGAGCAGTGATGTCACCTTTAGCGTCATTTACTTTAGTGTAAGTAGAAGCGTTAGGGTAACCACCAGCTGTACCAGCAGCTGTCATAGTATCAGGAATGAATGTAGTGTAATCATTCATCAAGTTACGTCCGATAGGATCAGTGTTTTCATAACGTGTACGAAGACCTGTTGGGTTGATGATTTTTACACGACCTTGTACTGGTTGATAACCTACCAATTTGAAACGTTCGAATGCATGTACTGCAGGCAATGCAGGGTTTTGAGCATTACGGATTTCATTGGATAAGTACAATTGGTAATCATAGATGCAATAGATAATGCGATCAGAATTACGAGGGTTTAACAAGATGATCAAGTTTTGGTTGTTGCGTAGTTTATCAGAGCTTACGAAGTTGTAAACACGTTTGTCGGAAGTTACAACTGTACGAGTGAAGTCCAATTCTACAGGACCAATGGAACTTGGAGCTTGGTAAGTGTAAGTAGTTGGTGTGATTTTGCGAATGATCGCAGGGTTACCAATTACAGAGATTGTGATGTTAGGGTCATTCAATACTTGGATCATATATTGAGCGTAGTTGTCCAAAGCATCCATGAATGTTTTGTGACGGTATTCTACTTGATCCAATGCATAACCTTCTGGTGGAGCGAAGTCAAATACTTCAGCTAAACGGTTAGCTTCTGGCATACGTAAGAAGGATTCATCCAATTCAGCATGGATTTTGTCATCTTTGAAGTTACCAAGAGCTGTTTTGAACAAGGAAAGGATATTAGTCAATTGATCTTCGTTATAAAGAGCTTGAATATCTTTTACTTCTTCAGGGCTGATTGTAGTATTAATTGGGTAAGCATCAGGAATTTCAACGATGTTTGTTTGGGAATCCCATTTAACGCTTACAGTGTTGTGCATAGCGGAAGTTGTTTCACGACGAACTGCTAATACTACTTTTTTAATTGTAGTGTCGGAGCAGTACAACATGAATTGGTTGTTTTTGAAGAAACCAGCTAAATGACCGGAGATAGTTTTAGGAGTACCTGCAGTTTGTTCAACAGTTACGGAGAAAGCAGTCATCATTTGACGATCGATTTCACCATAGCCTGGTTCGAAGCGGCATTCTTGAATAGGTACTGCAACGTCGATAGGAGCAGCAGCAGTAATTTCAGTAGCTGTTACAGGTTCAACAGCATCACCAGCAGCGTTAGGTTTCATGTAACCAGCTTTTGGAATAGCATTAACTACGATATGAGTTACTGCGGATTCGATAGAGAAGTTATCGATGTTTTGGATCAAACCTTGAGGACCAAATACTGCTTTGCGGATTTTGTCTTGAGCACCTGTGTCAGTTGGAGCCAAAGGAAGAGTTACCAACAAGTTATGAGTTGGAGCTGTCGCAAGAATAGCACCAAACATTTCATTTTGTTGAGTGAACATATCGATTTCACGACCATCTGGAGTAACCATTTTGCGGATCTTCATAGTCAATGTGAATTTAGGAGTTTTAGCAACGGCTTTGTTGATAGCACCTTTATCGAATACGTTGTTCATTAAAAGGTTTTTGTGTAATGGGAATACTAAGCCCATAACTGGGTTGTATGCACCAAGAGTTGCACTTTCCAATAATTTGGAACGGTCATTTTCGTATTGAGCTTCCATCATAGCCATATGGTCTTGGTAACCACCTGGGTTGCCAAGGGCTTGGAATTCTTCCATATCAGCGGATTCAGATACGAAGAAATCACGCATAGTTTCATTGGATTCAGGAGACATCATTACACGGCTCATTTCTGTATAGAATTCAGCACCTGTCTCTTGACGGATATTTTCTGCCATTTCACGAATAGCAGAAGCATATTGACGAGTACTGGAAGTGTTATAGCCACGACCAAATACTACGTTGTCTTGTTTAGATTCACCTACAACTGGCATAATCTTTCTCCTTTCGAGATTATAAATGTATTTTTTGTATTTTGATTATATCAGGTATCTATAGGGACACCAAAATATTTACTATATTGTTATACTGTACAAGAGTATACAGTTTACTTTTTAATAGGTTCTTTAGGAGCTAAAGTGCCCATTAATTCATTCAATCTATCTAAAACCCAAAGACAATAATAGAAGTCAGATTTGTTTTCAATATAAGACTTAGTATTGAATGTCTTTGTAATATAGTAGGAGATCATATCAGATAACTTATCTAAAGACTTAGATACCTTGGTAATGATCTTCATATTATCAGAGTTCTTCTTAACGTAATCTACTTTCTCTTTGAAAGCTAAGGTTACATTATAAAGCTCAATGAATCTATCTTTCAATTCTTTAGTACGGATGGCTTTTTGTTCATCAGTAAGATCTTCAAAGATTTCATTCTCTAAACCTTTAATATCTCCTTCTTCACCACCATCAGAACCACCAGATGCATCTCCACCATCAGAAGAGTCTCCAGCGTCAGGTGTATCATCTCCACCTTCACCGCCGTCTCCACCATCATCACCTAAGTCATCAGGTTCCATATCACCATCATCCCCACCGGCATCTGGAGTGTCATCTCCACCATCATCACCTAAGTCATCAGGCTCCATATCACCGTCATCAGTGTCGTCACCAGCATCAGGTTCATCGGTGGTATCATCACCATCTGCATCAGGAGCTCCATCTTCTAAATCTTCAGGTTCATCATCTCCACCTTCAGAGTCATCAGATAATGGATCACCACCATCATCGCCTTCAGGGGCATCTTCATCATCGTCAGTTGCATCCATATCAGGTTCTTCAGGTTGTTCATCATCGTCATCACCTGGTTCATCATCTGCAGGATCATCACCACCACTTAGATCATCAGGTTCTTCATCAGTACCATCACCATCTACATCAGGATCACCTGCACCTAAATCTTCAGGAGCATCATCGGCATTATCATCTGTATCAGATTGAAGAGGGTCTCCACCATCCCCAGCAGGAGGTGGAGTTTCTTCTTTCTTATCCTCTTCTTTTTTATCATCTTTCTTTTTCTTCTTATCATCATCAGCTTCCATATAAATGGCTTGCTCTTTAAGTTGATCTAAGAAATCATTAAGACCCATTATATATCTCCTTATTAATCATCGTCTTTATTTTTGCTAGGTAAGGCTTCACCATGTTTGAATGCCATATTATACATGAGTCTAGCTTTTTGACTTTCAAGTTTTTTCTTGATTTTAAGAAGCTCTCTTTGTTTTTCAAGATTACCATCATCTTCAGCTTTCTTAAGATAACGGTTAGTCATTTCTAATTCTAATTCAATTTCTTCTAGAACTTTACGACGTTCTTTAGATTGAGCATCTAAAGACATACCTAAGTAGCCTAGAACTACAATTACTGAAATAGCTGGGTTAATAAAGTAACCTACACCAGCAGTAATGGCTAATTTAATAATACGGCTTGCTTTAGGTAAGATATTACCAGCAATAACAGCCTCTCTATTTTCAGACTCTAAGTCTTTAGTATTAACTACACCTTTAAGTTGATCTAATTGAGCATCAAATTGTCGGCTTAAGTTAGATACATCTGCAGATACATCGCTAAGTTTAGCTTTAACTTTCTCAGATGCCATAGCAATAGTATTAACGATATTCATCTCTTTAAGAGTAGTAGGATATTTAGTGAAGTCATATAAAGAATTTACACAAGCTTCTTTAACTTTAGTAGAGATAATAGCTTCATCTAAAGACATATCTTCATCAGAAGAGTCATCAATGTCTTTAAGTTTATTTAGATTATCTTTAATGCAGTCAATCTTTTCATAGTCTTCGAATGTCTTATACTGTTTACGTCTAGCAGTTCTAAGAGTATCTTTCAGAACCGTTTGATAGCCAGATGGTTTAATTACAGATGGATCCAATTTAGTCAATTGGGTAATACCATCAATATCATCTAAGGAGAATCTATCAAAAGATTCTTCAATAAGACTATTAGCATCTTTCTCAGATAGAGATTCCAAAGACTCTAAAAGCATATCAATCTTTGCAGGTAGAGTAATAAGACTTTCCTCAATAGACTCGTCGATATTATCAATTAAGAGTCGCATTCTATCCACTACATCTTTATCGATCTTATTAGCATACTTCTCATATGTAGTAAGTAAAGACTTAATTAATAAAGGTTTTATCTTTAGAGTACAGCAAGAAAGTAATGCTTCATTATGTTTAACCAATGTAATATAGTATGGAGTAGTATCAAAGTTTAACATATTTAAAGTATCGAAAATCATATCCATATTATTGATAAAAGTTTCAATACCTACATTGTTTGGAAGTGCATCGATAAGCTTAACAAAATTATCATGAGTTGGATCGAATTTAAACTTAGCAATATATGCTTCCATCTTACCATCACCAAAATCAATAACTTCATCTAAATCCATATCTTTAGGTTTATTGATCTTATCTACAATCTTAGCGATATCACTAGATCCAAATGGATTATAGTTAGCCATATCATTTAAAGTAGACTCTAATGCTACAGAATATAGTTCCTTATCATCACTATTCAATAAGAAGTAATCAGCTGCAGCTTCCATAATTTCTACTGTATCATATGGACAAGCATTTTTACTTAAGACAAAGAGATAGTTTTCTGTAGCTACTTTGAACTTATTAATGCTAGACATATTGTAAGTATCAATTAGTTTACAGATTCTTGCAGTCTCTCTAACTGCATCAGCTTTAGTAAATACTTTCTCGATAACGATCTTATCGATATCGAAACGTTTACCAATCTTTTCATAGTTCTTAATAATACGATCATAAGTTACATTCTCACATGCAACCTTATACATCATATTTAAAGTTTCATGTGCAGCTTGCTCTCCATCACCAGAATTGCCTGGTACTAGAGATGCAATATTACCAGCTGCTTTCTTAAGTTGATCTTTAACATCACTATGGACTTTATCAACAGCATTAGCTACTTTGTTTTTAACCCTTCCTTTATGGAGAGCCATCTTACGTTGAATATAGTTTTTAAATTGATTTGCATCACGTACCTTAGTGATGGACTCTAATACTTTCTGGCGATGTTTGTTGACTACTACTGGATCATTGTAATTGTATAATTCCAATAATAAGTCTACAGATTTCATGATCGCAGTATCAATATTAGAATCTAGCTCCAATATGTTTTTGAATACCGTCTCAGCCTGAGTCATGTTATGGTTCTCTGATACGATGTTATAAAGACCAGCGTAGTTGTCTGATGTCTTACGCATCTTGGTCAATTCGAGTTGCCGTTTTCTAATATTCGTAATCATTTACGCATTCTCCTTTTTAAGACTTATATTTATTATTAATAAGTTCAGATATTAAACATTGTATTCAGCTAAAACTGGGGTCAATTAACATAAATGTAATACTAAATTATTTAATCTTGGAGGGTAAAATGAATATTCCATTTATTATACATGAAGCTCCAATGACGGTTGGTGAATCTCGACTAGTTGAAAGTATCAACAACAAACCTGTTGCTGAAGGTATCCTTCAGGATGGTGATGTAATTAATCGTAACCGCCGTTGTTATGCAACTGCTGATTTAAAAGCACAAATTATGTGTGAACGTACAAAAGAATTACTACGTACTGGTAATATGAAAGGTGAACAAGGTCACCCTATGAGTGACAAAGTTGAACGCCAATCTACAATTGATCCAGCTATGGTAGTAGTTAAATATCTTGATATTAAAGTTGAAGGTAACTTAGTTCTTGGTCGTTTCACTGGTACAAATAACCAAGCTGGTCGTGACTTCAATGAAGATCTTTTAGATGGTGAATTACCAAGCTTCAGTCTTCGTGCATTAGGTGCATTAGAAAACGTTGGTGGTAAGAACTATGTAAAAAATTTAAAGATCATTACTTGGGACCGTGTAATCTATCCTTCCCATAAACGTGCATACACTACAGGTTTAATTAAAGAATCTGCTAGTATGGAAGACAACAATGAAGTTGTAGTTCAAGAAGGTTATGAAGGTCGTATTATTCCAATCAATAACCCTGCAGTAATTAGCTATATTCAATCTGAATCTGCAAATGTAGATCTAATCTCTGATGTAATGGAATTTAATAAACGTGGTATGACTATATTAGAAAACGGTGATGTACGTTTATTCGATGAAAGTGGTGCATCTTTGATTATGTCTCCTGAAAAATACATCAAAGATGAAATCATGGAATGGGCTAAAAAGCAATATTAAGAAAAAAATAAAACAACCCAAGGAGCTTAGACTCCTTGGGTGATTTTTATTACTAATTTAGAATTGCCGTATTCTAAGTACTCGACTGTATATTGTTTATCATTTAATAGACGTTCACCTAGATCATTAAGATTAGCGGAATTGGTATAAGATCTATTCTCACATACCATGAAAGTATAATGAGTCTTCAATCTATCAACGTATTCGATCTCAATATTATTATTACTAAACTCTCTAAACTTTTTACCAAGCATATACTCTAGTTTACCCATAGCAATAGCCATTGGATATTTAGGAGTATATATTACATTAGTTAAGTTAGCCAATCTGGATTGATATACTTCTGGGATTACAACTAATCCAAGAGATCTAATATACTGGATATTATCTAATATCCATTGACAAGATTGTTTAACACATTGAAGTTCAATTTCATCTCTATAGCCATTATTGAACTTAATGTACTTATAATCAATCAATTGGTCTACATGAGTTAATTCATGAATGATAATCTCCAATGCTAAGTTTCTAATTTGATCTGTATCTATAAATCCATGAAGCTCTACTGTATCAGCAAATGCTTCTAAGCTTATATAAATACAACCATATGGTGTAGTTCTAGCGATGTTAGTTTTAGTGTCTAAATATCCTGCAACAAAGTTTAATCTTGTGTAAGGATCTAATGTGTTTACCTTTCCGTTAAATGTATTATAAACAAATGTAAGAGTTTCTTGAGCTAATTCTATTATGTCAAATCTGTTCATATCTTTCCTCCTCAACATAATAATATATCAATAAAATGTACTTTTTAAAAAGGAGTCTGAAATTATGTTTAATAGAATGACAGACGTTGTAAATAAAATAGAGAGACGTTTAGGTACAGCTCCTTTGAACTTACCTGAAGAACTCCAAAAAGAACACTGGGCTGATAAAGTAATCAAACCAGATACATTAACTACTTTTAGTCGTTTCTTTCCTCATATGATTAAAGTCCAACTTAAACCTGAGGATAAGAAAGATGGCTATTATTTACTAGATCGTCAAGTGCCAGATAACTATGAGATTCTTGGTGTTAAAGATATCTTATGGTCTGATACTAATAATGAGACTGCTGGTTTACAACAATACTCTGGATATGGTATCTATAACGTATTAGCAAGATCTATGGATACTGATAGTATCATGCTTGCTCAAAGCTATGCAGATATGAGCTCACTATTCAATAGCGGTATCTATCTAGATTTTATTCCACCTAATATGGTTAAACTTGAAATGGCTGTCGGTGGTAATACAGATAACTTGCTATCCAATGTTTATATTGGCGTATTCGTTAAGCATCCAGAAAACTTAATGACTATTGAACCGACCAAGATGGAAACATTTGAACAGTTAGCACAAGCAGATGTAGCTACATACTTATTCGAATATCTTAAGCACTATGATGGTATTGAAACAGTATATGCTAATATTGACTTGAAGTTATCTTCATTAGAGTCTCAAGCTCAAAGACGAATGGAGATCATTGAGTTCTTAAGAGATAACTATGTTAACCCAGCTAATACTAATCAGCCAATTATGTATACCGTATAAAAAAATAAATATGAGAAGGAGTTTGAAACTCCTTCTCTATTCTTTATCTTCCTCTATAAGGTCTTAATACAAATAAAGTATTAAGAAGCATATCTTCATAATCTTTATTAGTTATTTGATACTCTACTTTAATTGATCCATCTGGATTGATTCTATATGATGTATAACTAATATTAGATTGTCTTATTAATTCTCTAGCTCTTTTAATATCCATAATATTACCTCATCATATTTTGTCTATTATTACCAAGTAATGGAGTTATAGCCATATATCTAGCCATTGATCCAGCATGTAATAATGGATTATATGTCATAAGGAATCTTCTAAATCCCTTAAGACGAGATACTGGTACATCAAAGATTAGATCATTATTAAATCTAAACTTCATTGCTTCAATTAATGTACCATTATGATCATCTATTAATACAAATGGTATTAGATCTAGTCTATTACCAAATCTATCATCAAGATGTAAGTAACGAACTTTAAGACTATCACATTTGATATCTAATAAATCCCCTGCAGTTGAATACATTCGCTTAAATGGAGATGTCTTATTATTAGGATCACAGATATCTATCGCTTCATCTACGATTGTGCATAGATCGTCATAGTTATCCCAATCGATAATTACCCCTACAGTTTCACCTCTAGGGGATAGTCTCATTCTATATCTATATCTAAGATTAGTTGTAAGCTTATTGGCTCCAACTACATATTCAGTATGAAAGTTTTCCTTAATCTCAGTATTGATTCTTTTAATTGTGTTATTAAATGTAACCTCCATTTTTAATGTCAGTTGATAATTTAGTTCAAAGATCTGTTCGACTACTTTATTATAGTTGTCAAAGTTAGCCAATATATTCACCCCAATCTATTAGTGATTTGTAACGGCTATCTTAAAAAAATAAAACCCCTAGGAGATTGGTCTCCTAGGGGAATTATAATTATTTTCTAGCAGAGCTGATTAGATGATGATCGATATCGATCTTATTCAAATCAGGATAGATATCTGCATAGTATTTTGTAGTACCATTTACTACTGTAGATAAACGAACTACTAGATCTTTCTCACGTCCTTGATGACGGATTAATTCATAACGTAGACGTTTATTTGGATCACATTCAGGATTAAATTCGGATACGAATTGACCGAATTTCATAGCCGCATTTTGATCAGCCATTTTGTAGTTAAGTAGACGTACCGCACGCACTACTGTTTCAGTATTAGATTCTTTAATCTTATTGAAGGAATCATAATCAACGTAGTTTCCTAAGATGTGTTCATTCTTAGGGAAGAATACATTCACTTTAGTTTCACCATTATCTGGTACAGATGCTACTTCAGTTTTAACTTCCTCAGGTTTATTAATCATTTGAGAGAAGTTTACTGCAATACTAGAATCTGTATTCACTAATGGTTGTTGAATAGCATCAGTTGCTGAATCTACGATTTCGATATTTTGCATACCGATTTCTTCTACTGGTGGGATATCGCTATCCTCAATAGCAACTCTTAAAAGTTTTTCAGCCATCCTTTCACGATGATTAATATTGATATAATCATCACAATCTCTGATCAAATTGTTAATAAATCCTAAATCTTTTTTGTTAATTGTAGTTTCCATAATATGTGTCTCCTTTAATAAACTATGGAATAAAATAAATAGGTGATAGATCATCAAGATCTATCACCTTAATAATATATGATTATTTAACTATTTGCTTGCATATTTAGCATACTTAAGTATGTAGTATAAAGCTTTATATTGTCTCGCTGGTGGTAATACATTACAAAGTAATGAAGCTACTTCTAATACACCAGGTTTCTTAAATTTAAGTATTTTCTTCTCTTCCATGATTATTCATAATCTCCTTCATACTTTTACGAATATACTCTTTTGTCTCGTTAGGTATATTATTAACTATATGTAGAATAAAGAGATCATAATGCCTTCTAAGAAGTCTACACTTTTGTCTGGTTCTAATATTCATCATTATCACCTTCAACTACTACTAGACGTGTAGGTTCTTTATTAAGATGCTCAAGACTATTATGCATCTTAGCAATCTTATTGTAGTATTCTATAAATGATTTTCTATAGCATTTCATCTTAGGCTTATAACAAACAAATCTTATAAGATCTGCACAAGTTGTATTAGCTATAAGATTACTATTAAGCTCAGTAATTCTATCAGTAAAAGTTTTGTTTATAACTATACATTCATCGGTAATGATACTACTAGCATATAAGTTGAATGCTTTAAGAAGATTCTTATATCTACCGTTCTTCTTATATAATAAAGTATCTTTCGTAAATAAATCTTTAGTCTCCATCTTTATATCCATCCTTAGAATAATCTATAACTGCATATCCAGCATCATATTGCTTCTTAACAGATTCCCTAATCTTAAATAAGTCATCAGCTTTCTCTTGTAGAGTATTGAGACTAATTTTAATCTCTCTACATTCTGTAGCGTACTTACTAAAGATAGGTTTCTTAGCATTATAAAATCTGGATATTGATCTAAACCCATCATCTACCACTTCAATACATTCCGTATTAGGATTACGAGTTCGACCCAAAGTTTGTTTAGCTAATATCTCTGACTTAAATGGTTCAGCCAAGATAATAGTAGCTTTTAAATCTCTGATGTCTAATGCAGCACCAGCAGATTTAGTTGTTGAAAGTATAATAGTCTTACTAAGTTGCTCTTGTTTAATCTCTTTAGGAATGGCTGAAGTATAAACACCAATATCATCTTTGAATTCAGGATAGTTATCCTCAATCCAAGCTTTAACGATACCTATAGCAGATATAGTACCAATATAAACAAGTACTTTACCGCCAATCTTCATGATCTTATCCATAACGATATACATCATATCATAGAATTGATTATTACAAACGATATAGTTTGTATAAGCATTTCTATTTAGACCGTATACATTATTAGAGCATTCACTTATATCTTGTGGTGATGGTCTACTATTAAATCTTAGTGCAAGATAAGACGTATGAGGATCATTATCTTCATCGAATAGATTTATACTAGGAATATTCTTAAAGTACAATCTATAAATAAAGTTTTCAGTCTCATCAGATCTACCAGGTGTTGCAGTAAGATATAATGTCTTCTTAGTATTGGTATAGAAGTCAATCATACAAATATTATCAAAGTTCAGATGTGCTTCATCATAAACCTTTAGAAATACTTGTAGTTTCTTGAATAGCTCACCAATCATATTCCATCCATTATTAGTACCGAAGTTCTGTAATGTAGAATGAGTAACTAGAAATACTTTATACTTAGATACATCAGTTATACCATTTAATATTTTATGGATACCAACTGACCCATTGATTACTAATACCTCTCTAGAAGGATCTAGATCGGTATATTCACCAACACAATTTCTCCATTGATCCAACCAACCTGTAGTAGATGCAATAACTATAGTTCTAGCTTTCCAATACATTAGAGATGCTATAGTTACATATGTCTTACCTTTACCAGTTGGTAGATTTATAGATAGTTGACTATTATTCTGATTAGAGTAATATTGTCCTTTACCTAGAATAAAATGAAGAGCTTCTTGTTGCACTTCATCTCTAGGAAGATATTTAATCTTAATAGGTGGGGTTTCAAAATATGGATCGCTATTATATTCTTTAACTGGTTCTTCACCTTCAAAGAATTTCTTAACGAAGTATAAGTCTAAACCCCTAGGGAGATAGAGAAGTCTATTAGCTTCATCATATGACATCCCTTTATAACTTTTAGTGAAAGTAATTCTATCAAATATAGTAAAATAAGATTCCAGTCTAGGAGCATCTCCTAGACTGTAATCTGTAATTACTATAGATGAATTACGTAAGATTATCTTATTCATAATCTTAAATTTCCTCATTCACCAATGCATCAGTAAGCTTACGTTCATTTCGGATATCCTTATTAGTTAAGCTTGGCTGATTCATAAATAATTGTGGCTGTTCTTGGAAGAAGTAATCTATAGTAGACGGAGCTGTCTTATTATAAGAAGATGGATTCTTCAAGATACTAGCCAAGTTTTGGAAGTCTAATGTCTTAGTGATAGAAGGATTTTCATATAATGCTTTGGTAAGTGGAAGTAATACATAAGGTTCATTTACATTATTCCAGTTAGGCTTATCAAAGATATTATATGCACTTCTAATTTGATTAGACAAGATTGTTTCAGTATGTACTGTATGCTTAGACATACCACCATTCAATAATGCTCTCATAAACTCTTGTGCTAAATCATCTTTAGTAAAGGATGTAGTTACAGCAGCCTTATCCAAGATATCTTTAATACGGTTAAGAGTTTTAGAGAACTCATTATTTACAATTGGTGTATAGAAGATAGTTTGATCTTCTTCTTTAGCTAATGCACTGACTGGAATATTGATTTCACCTTCATCAGTTTGATATCGTTTCATATTAGTCATTTTAACCAATGCTTCAGAAAGATAGAATTTATCAATCTTATCAATTTCGATTGGGTATTCTTCTTTGCGGTCAATGATAGTGAACTTATTTACATAATCATTGTAGTCTAATACAGTATTAGTTGTATCGTCTACATCATCTTCATTATCTTTAAAGATCTCATCTACATGGAATCTTAAATAGATATCATTATAGTTTCGATCTTCAATCAATGAAATAGTTTCAGCAGAACGAACGAAGTTCTCTACAAACTTAATTGGTAATTCAATATCAGGAATATCTGTTACCAATACGTGTTTAGCAGACAACTGTAATTGTGTAGTACTAGCTGTAATATCTTCAGATGGATACTTACCTACATCAATATCCTTATTGATAAAGTATAAGTCACCATAGCAATATCTACAAATGCCTTCACCTTCAGAATGAGACTGACAAGTGATAGGACTTCTAGTATAAATAGTCTTACCAATTAAGTGAGTATCGGCTTCGGTAATAGGACCTAAATCAAAGTCTTTTACTTGATCGAATCTATAATACTTACCAATCATTAGACTAAGCTCTTTCGCATCTTTAATATCATATCTAATAAAATTACGAGAAGAGCATTTGAAATGTGGATCTGGATGCAAACGAGTACCTTGGTTGTTTAGACCAATCTTACGTGCCATTGCACCAGAAGAACCTACATTGATTTTGGAAATGATTTGAGCTGTACGACCAGCTGAGGATTCAATAAAGTAATCCATCAAATCAGTTACACCACCGTTAATATAGCTATTAGCAATAACGTGTGGGAATACACTACCATTACCATCTGGTTTAGTACCGATAGAAATTGCATATTCTTTAAGCTGACGAATATTGATACTTTCATTAGCTCTAAATGCATTAGTATAAATATGATCATATCCTAAGATATCTTTGGACTTTAATACATAATCACGTACTTTACTAATACATTCCATACCATAATCATTAGCCTTTTGTAAATCTACTTTACCCATATCAGGATGTAATAGATCATAGTATTCAGGGATAGCATTCATCATTAATACATCATCTTGTAAGTTAATGCTATTTACAAATAGATCTGCAAACTCATCTACTTTAGCAATATGATATAATGCATCTGCAATCATATTATTCTTAGTTAAGAAGTCGATATCTTCTACATGAACTTCAATGAAGAACTTATCAATGTATTTCTTGATATCTTTAGCAGTAACTTCTCGCTTAAGGAAAATATGTTTTGGTTCAATCTCACAGTCACTCTTAATAATAAGAGACCATAAGATTAAGTTTAACCAATAGTCATGAACGGTTAGTCCAAATTCATGACCACCAATAATTAAATTGATCTTAGCCTTAGATAGGCTAGGATCGTCTATACCATCTCTTAGTATACAATGAATAGCTTCGAAGTGGTTAGACCAATTCTCTTTCTTAATTTGTTGGTTTACATCAAGTGTCATTTCTCCTTTGTTTTTAATAAACTCAGTATAAATCCAGTAATTCTCATAGTTGATAATTGTATCAAACATTTAGGAACCTCCTTAATGAATTACATCTATATTATTCTACTACTATAATATATATTCATATGTAAAATTCACTGTAACAAATAAAACCGGTATAGGATCTTTAAGACCCTATACCGAATGGTTTTATTATTTTTTTGGAGTTGGTAAATGTTTAGAAGATTTAGCAGTTTTGATGTACTCAACTTGAGATTTGCGAGCTACACGAACTGCTTGGTTATTGTATTTTTGAACGATCTTTTTGATCAAAGCACGTTCGATAACACGGTTTTTAACCAATTTAGTCCAGAGTGGATCTTTCTTTTGTTTAGCGATTTGGAATGCAGCCATTTTTACACGGCGAGCCAAGTCGTCATTTTTGCTTAAGCGAACCAAAGTCTTTTTATTCAATACGGATTTTTCTACCAATAATTGAGCTTCTTCGGATTCAGCGAATGCAATACGTTCGTCTTGAGGCAATTTGGAAGCCTCAGCATAAATCATAGCTTCAAGTAAAGCATTAGGGTTGGCAAGATCTTCACCAAGAACATCTTGTCGATCGTTTTCGTTGAAAAACATGTTTTCGTCCTCCTTGGAGATTATTTTATTTAAATATATTTAAAAACGAAAATTACGTTTTATTAACTTAATGTTATTCATATAAGCTGATATTAGCAAATAAAAGTACCTAGGACATCCAGATAGGAGGAATTTGAATATGATGAACTATGACGAACTTGACAAAATTATAGCTATTTCTAAATATAGAGAGCAAGCTAAACAGAACTTAATGATTAACTTCCCAACTCTAACTGAGGGTGAAGTAGATACAGCATTAGATATCATTCTATCTAATGCATATAAGAAACGTGAATGTTTATTACATAATAACTATACTGAAGAAACAGCTGAAACAGATGTAGCTGGTATTAGTAATTATATTTATGAAAAGACTCCTATCATGGTAGCCAATGGCTGTTTATTCAAACAATATACAAAAGAGTTAACTCCTATGTATAAATTGATTACTTCCTTTACTGATAACCGTTCTAAGTTTAAGAAAGAAATGTTTAAATATGAGAAGGGTTCAGAGAAGTTCAATAAGTATAACATGCTTCAAATGTTGGCTAAACGTGACAATAATGCATTGTATGGTGTAATTGGTAACTATAGTAGTGCATTGTATAACTTATACGTGGCAACTGGTATTACTAGAACTGGTCGTGCTTTGATTAGTCATGCTATTACATTCTTTGAAAGCTTCTTTACAAATAACGTAAAGTTCCATTCTATTGATGAAGCGATTACATTCATTAATAGAGTTGATTCTGAGAAATCTATTTATCCATCTGCTTTAGTATTAGATGAAAACGTAGCAGTTGAAGATGTATTCTATAAGATTATTGATACATTCGATAGAGATTACTTTGATGATGAGGCAATCAATAAAGCTATGAATATCATTTGGAGCTTATTGATTAATTTATCTCAAGAGACTTTGAATAAGTTATTCTATAAGAATAACTGTCTACAATTCTGTGATAATAAATACATGAAGGATTATATTGTAATGACTTTATCTAAACTAGACGAAGCATTCGTAGATCCTAACAAGCCACCAGAAATCATTAAGGATAACTTAGATCACATGTTTGAAGTTCTTAAAGAATGGTGTTATATGAGATATATTGTAGTAGATAAGATTGTTCGTTCTGCTACAATGAAACGTGACATTAGTATCATCACAGATACAGACTCAACTATGCCATGCTTTAATGGTTGGTATACATTCGTTCTTAGAGACGTTCTAGGTCCAGTAGATAAATCAAATATTAAACTTATGAATCTTCCAGAAGTAGAACCTGTAATGGAAGAGGATAGAGTTTATAACTTTTCAACCGGTGAGATTGAAACTAAGATGATTAACGTAGCAACTTCTAGCAATAAGGAACCACTACGTTTCAGTATCATCAATATCTTATCCTATATTGCAGGTAGATTATTACGTGAGCACTTTGACTTAGTTGCAGAGAATTATAATACTAAGTCTGAATTCAAAGAATGCTTAATTGCAATGAAGAATGAGTTCTTATTTGGTAGAGCTTTATTGACTGGTGGTAAGAAAAACTATGCATCTAAACAAGAACTTCAAGAAGGTAACTTGGTTCCACCATCTAAGATGCTTGATGTTAAAGGCTTACCTATCAATAAATCTACATTGAAAGAAAAGACCCGTAGTGCATTGAAAGATATTCTATTTAAGAAGATTCTTAACGTAGAAGAAGTAAACCAAATGGATGTATTACAATCATTAGCTCGTGTAGAGTATGATATTAGAAAGTCTATTGAGTCTGGTGAAAAAGAATATTATAAGCCAGCTCAAATTAAGTCTTATGCTAACTATGATAACCCAATGCGTATCCAAGGTATTAAAGGTGCATTGGTTTATAACGCATTAAGAGATGAAGGTACTGAGGCTATTGATTTAACTATTCGTAATGCAGTTGATATCGTTAAGGTTACAATCAATAATACAACTCTATTACCTTTAATGGATTCTGATCCAGAGTTATATGAAAAAATTAAGAAGTTCTTAGATGAAAATCAAAACGATTATAAAGGTGAGATTACTAGTATCTCAATTCCTATTGATGCGGAAGTTCCTAAATGGGTATTGAAGTTCGTTGACTATAATGATATTATTAATGACAACTTGAAAAACTTCCCATTAGAATCTATTGGTATTACTAAATTTGAAAAAGATAAAGTAAACTATACTAACGTGATTAAATTCTAAGACATATCCCCTATAGAGTTCAACTCTATAGGGGGAATTCTTTTTGTTAAAATTTCACTGGACTTAATTTAGTTTCAGGTAATGTTAAAGTCATAGCATAAATTGCTTGGATGGACTCTTTAGATGTAGAGATAACTGGATTACCACCTAAGTTGATAAAGTGAATATTAGTAGCTAATTGCTTTTTAAGCTCAGCATTAGCCTCATCAGTATATACCCCCTTGATGGTTACCATATCACCATCATAGTCACCACCAATACTATCCAGATACCCATTACAGATATTCATAGTATCGATAAATGAACTAGATGTATCTTTACCAATATCTTCTTTTCTAATTTTTGGATAATGTGTATACACTACATCATCAAAAACAGCTTCTTCAGTTTCTATAGTAGATGCTAATCTAATCTTAGTAGCAAACTCATTATAGAAAGTATCGATAGGATAACGTGTAATAAGAATCATTCTATCTTTAACAGCTTCTTCACAAGCCATATAGATTACATCACACCATGTTAAAGGTCTTTCTTTTTGTAATGCTTTACCATCAGGCTCTTTATAGAAGCCTTTCCATTTCAAATCAAGGTATTCTTGTTTACCTTTAACTCTACATAAGACTTTTACCGGTCTAAATCTATCAGAGTAACCATGAATGAATCTGTCTAATTCTTTCTTTAGCATTTCATCAGAGAATTGAATTTGATAGTCTTCAATCTCACCATAGATAATAGAACCATCTTTATCTATAATAGGATATTTGGTATCACCAATGAATTCATTCTCAAAGAATCTTCTCATATGGAATATAACAAATGGGAAGAAGTTAGCAGCAGCTGATGTCATAGGTAATACAGAGTAATCGAAGTCAGCTCTAAGATCTTCCATATTTTCTACATCCAATTTAGGTGCAGACAATACTAGACGAGTAGCATAGTCTGTAGTCTTAGATAAGTTAGCACGTCTAATTACACCAAACTTACCAGGAAGACCACCATTAGGATTGCTATCAGTACCAGTACCGAACCATTTATATATTTCCATTAATCCTTCTTGAAGTCTACCCTCAACGGATTTACCAATACTGAAACCATATTCAGTAGAATCACCAATAGCTGATGCGGATACCATTACATTGATATATAGTTTATTGATATCGCCTACGGAGATCTTACCACCATCTACTTTAATATCTCTAAAGAATGGCGGGATTACAATAAGCTTATCTGTAAAGAAGTTCTTTCTATTATCATTCAAGAACTTGATATAGCGTTCACGTTTAATGGAATCAGTTTCTCTAAACTTAATCTTATCTAAGTTCTTTCTTAAGAAATCAATACCATTATCCCCTTTAGGATCTTCAACTATATTACCAGATTTATCAATAGAGTAAGTTCCGATACCATGAATAATAGATTTAATCTTAGAATCTACTTTACTCCAGATTCTATATACTAATGGTTGTAAGAATTTCTTCTTTAAGCTAATATATGCAAAAGTACTAGCTCTAGATTCTTTAGTAATACCAAAGATTGTATTTGATAATAATCCATCACTTGTAGGATTACTAGATGTATCAAAGATAACTGGGTTAGTTATTTCAACTAAGTTATTCTTCTTGACAAAATCATCCACATCAAGAAGAGATACTTGGAGATTATCTTGTCTGATTTGGTCTTTTAATATTGCCATATATACCTCCTTATAAATTACTTATATGTGGAACAAAAACCCAATTAGGCGCATTTTTTTAATCTCCCAACTAATTCTCTTTTTTTA